GATACAAATGCATAATCGTATTGTTTTTTCAACAGGCCTGTTGCGGTAGCAAAATATATACTGAGATTAGAATATCCGCCGCGAGACACATTGGTACAGTGATAATTGTCTGCGAAACATTCTTGAGCAAACACATTACAGGCATTGTTGGGATCTTTATCCTCCAATGCTAAACCCACACCTTTGGTAAACAAACAACCCGAAAACAGTATTTCAGTCATTAGACCATTTCCACGTCGGTATTGTAGCTGGTGTAACCATTTTCTTTGACCACGTGCAAGGTATTGTTTACACGTCCAGCCAGCTCATCCTTGTGCGACACTAACCAAATTGATTTGTTGCTTTCTCTGCTCATCTTTTTAAGAATAGCCAAGGCATTTTCCACACCCGAGCTATCCATGCCCGAATCCACCAGCTCATCGATAAACAACAAGTTAATAGGTTGATATAGGCTTTCCCACACATCACGGAATGCCCAGGACAAACTCAATATAAGTCTGTTGCGCTCGCCGCGACTCAAGTTATCAAAGTCCAAGTCTCGACCCAATTCTGTGATAGTTACACTCAAGTCGTTGTTGAACCGGACCTGATGCGGCAAACCAATACGATCCAAGTATTGTCCCAGACGGGCATTTAGATAACTGAGATTTTGATCAATGATGCGTTTGCGAATAAATGAATCTTTATTGGTCAATAATTTTAGCAAGAACTCTTGATGATCTCGCAAGTTGGCCAGATCATTCATGACAGCATAATCAATTTCCTCAATGCCTTTTTCTTGCATTTCTGCAATTTGTTCTATGTAGGGATCTTGTTCCAACAATTTGGTTTCCAACTGTTTGACCAAACTATCCACTGATGCCTGATGATGAATAGCATCTGACTCTTTGTCATAAAAGGTCACTGGTCGTGGACCCAAAGTGCCCAGCCCATCGTGAGCCGACTGTAGTTCAGCCAAGGTGGCAGCATGCTGTTCCTGATTCTGCTTTGCTGTTGATAAATCTCTCTGCTTTGATCCCAAGACCTGTTGGTGCTTTGTGTCATGGAACTCCTGACCGCAGGTGTGACACGTATGATTCTCAAGCGAAACAAGTTCTGCTGATATTTTGCTAACCGTTTTTTCCTCTCGGGAAAGGTCCATTTTGGTGCGTGTAATCGCCGACGATAGTTCATTGAGATCCTTTCGAGTCTGATCCCATGTCTTGAACGCTTGGTGTGCCTGAATCTCGGCCTGGATGTCGATTTTCTGTAGTTCTTCGATTGCTGTCTGTAGTTTCTCGATCTCTTCTTCATGTTTGGTAGTCCATAGGCCTTGCCTACGCTTCAGGCTTTCAATTTGTTCTTCGATCCGCTTGTTGGCATCACCCACTGCCTTGATACGTGCTTCTTCGGCAGTGATAGCATCTCGTGTGGCTTTGCCGGCTTCTTTTAGTCGATCAGCCTTTTCGCTTAATAGTGTGATGCCCAACAACTGTTCAATCAAGGTACGCTGATCGTTGGCTTTGAGTGCTAAAAATGGTTCAGTGTAAGTGTTTAAGGCCACAATGTGTTTGAACATCTCGTGACTCATGCCCAACATGCGTTCTATTTCGGCCTGTGTTTCGCGGCTATCGCCTTGTGCATCGTCGGTAATCTCTTTTTCAGTATCGCCTACAAAAAACTTCATGGTATTGGGTTTACGCCCACGCTCAATACGATATGCCTCGCCGTCCTTTTCAAAATCAATGGTGACCATCATGCCTTTGGCATTGGTCTTGTTGATCAAGTTGTCTTTTTTGATATTGGTCAAGGCATTGCCGTACAGGGCATAACTCAGTGCATTGATAATGGTAGTTTTACCTGTGCCATTCCGTGCTCCGGTATCGTCCCCGCCCAAGTCCAAATTTTCACCCAATACCAAAGTCAGGTCTCGCCGATCAAAGTTCACAGCCTGTGTGGTATTGCCCACACTCATAAAGTTACGAACAGTAAGGTCTTTTATTTTAAACATATAGTAGTAGTATACAGTAATATTTGGACAAAATCAATAGCCCATGGCATGAGCAATTTCTGGATGCGAGGCCGCAAAATCTTGAGATCTAATCTGATCAAATTTCTTCATGGCCCGCACAAATTCTTCGCCGGTGTTGCCTTTGAATGTTTTAACCCATCGGCTTAGTTCTTGCAACTGTGGAATTTTGGAATCTTGGTATTTGTTCGCTATCAGGGTGATAGCCGCTGTGGTCAAGGATTCAATATTGGCCCAGTCTGGTCCATCTAAAAAATTAAGATTGACATCAATACTGTGTTGTTCTGCCCATGCAAATATTTCATCAAGATAGTATATGTTTTGTATGTTCACAGTGGGCCAAAGATGTACGTGCATTTTATCGCTTTCCAATTGACGAAAGCGTAGTATATTTTGTTCGACTTCGGTCCATACACCACCACGTTCCAGCTCAAATCTTTTGCCGATGTTATCTATGCTGAGGGCAATGTCCACAGATCGAAACTGTTCCAACAGGTCAATCGTTTCTTCTGGGTATATGGACCCGTTGCTGTTGAACGTGACTCTTATACGGTTGGCATAATCTTTATCCACAGCTTCTTTCAACAAAGTTGCAATCTTTTTTACTAAAAAAGGTTCCCCGCCGTAGAAATCCAAATTCTCAATGGTTGGCAACAACTCAGTGAATTGATTCCATATATAATCGTTGTACTCTTGTTGCGGACTGATAGCAAAGGTTTTGTTGTGATTGAATTTGCGAGCTTCGTCGGCATACAAACTGCTACTGGTAGGATTGCAAATTCGACATTTGAAATTGCAAACATTGCCTGGTTTGACATCCAAGCTACGTATTTGTAAATCGTGTGCATATTGCAAATGAAATTTCTTTGCGAGATATTTTTTATGGAACTGTCGATTAGATATCTGCCCCTGGTCTTCTATGCGCCAGCAATGCTGGCAACCTGCAGGCTGTTGCCCAGACAAAAAATCTTCACGCAACTGAGACATTTTTTTATTATTTAGAACACTACGAAGATCGTCGGTACTGGCACTACCAACAATGTCGGTACTGACACAGCATGGACTTATATCGCTGTTGTGACGCAGTTCAAGGTGCATCCACGGCAACGGACAAAACTTGTCTGGCAAATTAAAATTGGATTCCAGTGGATCAGATCTGGTACCAGTGACACGGTTTATAACAATCGGATCTGCGTATTTGTTGATATCGACTGCATGATCGCAACACAATATAACAAAAGATCCGCTGATACCAATCACTTCCATGGCACGGTGCAAATGATCCAACAGTTCTGTTGACGGTTGGTATTTTGTAAAATACACTATGCGTTGTTGATTGTCAAACGTTGGTTGATATACCGACTGCAACTGTTGATACACAGTGGACGGATCGCGAGTTATGGTTGCCAGATCCTCGCACAGCAAAATTTCATAATCATACTGTAGCTCGTGACCAGATACCTGCATCAAAGATTCCTGTAGATATCTAACAGTAGATTTTTGTTAAATTGTTCGCTTTCGATTGAGTTCAGCTGGCCAAACACAATTTGATCCACTGATTCGAATGCTATATTGCCCTGTATTTCGTATTCGGTCAAGTCGGTCACTTTGGCCGGAATCAATGTGATCTCTCTCAGCTGGTAAGTATCAATAAATGTTTCTTTGATAAACGTGGCTTCTTCGTAGCTGATATCGATATCCAAATTCACACGCACATGCATGTTGGGTTTGAGCATGACTTCGGTATGTTTGAGCACGTCACTTAGATTGAATACACGATACATGGGTTGATCAGGCCAGGCATGATACACCGGCGGTTTGTCCCATTCCAAGATCATTAAGCCTCTGTCATCGTCGCCAGCGTCGGCATAGTTGTGCGGAAAGCAGTTGCCCAAGTAAGTGACATTGCCGCGAGTTTGACGCTTGTGAAAGTGGCCCGAATACACATGTTCAAATCCTTTTAGATCATTCTTGGGATCCACTTCGCCGTGATCCGGCATGGCCACCATGGCATTCATCAAGTATCCGGGCAGTTCAAAGTGCCCAAACATGTATTTGCCTTTTAGTTTCTTAAGCCGCTTAAAGTCATCGCCCACAAGCCAAGGAGCAATAGTAACATCGCCCATAGTAACCCAATCGTTGCAAATGTGAATATTGGTAAGGTGTTTGGCCCACTCCACAGATTGTACATCACGTTTATCACGATAGTACAGGTCATGGTTGCCCGGAATAAAGTATGTGTTCGCGAAGTTGGCATTCAAGTGCTCCAGTGCTTGTAGACTGTATTGTAAGGTAAGGATGTTAATGCTGGCACGATTGTTATGCCAGTCACCAAGAAAGAGCGCGGTGTCGCACCCTTCCTCCAGAGCTTTGGTAGTAGCCCACTTTACAAAATTCAAACAATCTTCGTTGTGTAGCGTACTATTTGACTTTAGTCCAAAATGGATGTCAGTGAATATAGCCGCCTTTTTAAAAAGGTTAGTCATATCAATCAATTATAAACGAAAGTTTAACAAAACTCAAATCTAATTTATTCAAACCAAATGTTTGCGTACGGTATCAGCCAATTCGGGCCATAAGCTGTTGAATTTCTTAGGACCCCATTGATCATACCAGGCAATTTTGCTGTCAAATTCGTCCAATGACACAACAGATTCTGTGTCGGTATCCAAATTGGCAATAATGTCGTTGACACCTACCAATGGATACAGTTCAATGTCCTGCCTTGGCCGTATGGATTTTTTATGTAGGGTCTCTGCTGCTATCAACAGTTGTTTGGCCTGTTGTTTGATTTCACGTGGCATATTGCCCAATGTGATTTCTTTTTGACCTTGCACTGGACTCAACAGGATTTTTTTGATTCCCAGAGCCGATAGTTTTGTAATGGTATCCGGAAGGTCAAACGCACTAAACAGGCAATATACCATGTCCATTGACACAGTATCGGGCCAATGCTGTACTAAAAATTTAAGATTACGCTCAACCTGAGACCACTCGGCACCAGACCTTATGTATTCGTATTTGTCGTGGGTGTTTTCTGCGCTGATGTTCCACATGATTCGGTCTTTGGGTCTTGCCAACAAATCTGATATACACGGCAATTTTTCAATGTCATAGGACAGGTTGGTTATGATACTGATTTTGGTGTTTTGGGGCAACTTTGAAAACAACACATGATTTTGTTTCATCAACATGGGTTCGCCGCCAACCAGCATGATTTCCTCAACAGTATCAATTTTGGTCAGTATCCAATCCAACAACTCATCCTGATAGGGCTTGACCGGACGGTCTGAACGTATCTGTAATCGATCTGCCCACGTGCTGCTGAACTGCGGCCCACAATACAAACAGTTTAGGTTACAGGTGTTGTTCCATCTGATATCAATAAATTTAAGTTCAATATCGGCATTGATAGTTGGATAAAAAGTATTGTAGTGATGACGTAGGGAAGAAAATCCCGATGTACGTTCAGCGTCAACACAGCTTTGACAATTGGGGTGCGGTTTGTTTTGCAACAACGTCTGTTTGATGTCGGTCAAAACTGCAGACTTTTCTACAGTTTCGATTGATTCTCGTTTTAGATCGCCAAGTGGTGATATGCCGTTGCAACAGGTTCTGACAATGCCATTTTCTCGTATTGTCAGTCCGTTCCAAGGTGCGGTACAATAAACCGCTTTAGTCATCGTAACTGCCGCCGTCGCTGCCACCAGATGAAGAACTGATTTTGGCGCCTTGGCGTGTGTAACTTGGGGTCAAGTTGTTCATTTCTAAAATGTCGTCACGTAAGTTTTGATTACGCTTTTCTATGTTAAGAACGCGAGTAAAACTATTAGTGATAGCGGCAGTATAATAAGCAAAAGGGTTCTGACTCTTAAACTCATCGAATTGTAGTCCAATCTGTGATAGTTGTAGTAATGCTTGGCTGCGCATTTCGTCGTTGTAGGTATAACCACGCCAGTTGCTACGTGTGGCATAGCGTTCGCACAGCTTGATAAACATGTGAGCCAGTTTGGGAGTCATTTTACCATGATCCTTTGAAAAATGACCTTTTTTCAGTGTGCCTACCCAGTGACTGCGGCCCACACAAACAGGTTCGCCGGCTTCGTCCACTTGGTAGTGTTCAAATGGTGGAAAGTTCACTTTGACATATTTGGTATTGCCGGCAATATCCAACTCATCGTCGTCGTATTCTGAACGTGCAGGTCCTTCGTCTTCCAATTCCAATGCTTTGACAGCAGCTTTGCGGCTTTTGACATCATCAACTGGAATATGGTCCCAGGTCATGACTCTAAATACCACATCAGTATCGGCCACGTCTTTGAGCTTGACTTCGAATTCGTCCATTTTGCGTTTGGTACCATCTGCAGTAGCAGCTTCATGTGCCAATTTGGTAAGGCGCACAGCACGATCTTTGCGTGCCTGTAGTATGTTCTTTTTGTTTATTTTGCTGACATCTGGCAAGATCATGTCGTAGTCGGCTACATCTGGTGTGACAAAACAACAGTAGGTATTTTTGCTTTTGTGAATTTCTTTGAGTATATCTTTGTTATTTAGATAATTGTTGCGAGCCATCCTTAGTTCCTTTAAAGTTAGCACATACTAACATAATTATCATCTCTATGTCAACCTATTTTTGAAATCAAACATTATCTTAGCCGTTAATGACTTTAATAAATACAGTATAACCGGAAACACTATGCCAGTATTGCCTAACCAACCGTTGCAAACAACAGGAACAAATCAAAACTCGAGTCTGGGTGCTCAGATTGGCTCGGCCATTGGCGGAACACTCAGTGGCGGTGTTGGGTTTAATCCTTTCATGAATAGACAAAACGTTTCCAGTATGTTTGCCTATTCCAACAACACCCAAGGACCCAGCTTGGTGGTGAACTACCCGCAGGCCAGCTATGATTGGCGTGTGCGTGTTACTTTGGCTCCGGGCAGCAATTATTTTTACAATGATCCCAGCAACAATCTATTGAGTCCACTGAGAACCGAAGTGGCCAACAATGTGACGTCAGCCGTGGTTCAAGGAGTCAACAACTTGTTTGGCGGATTTGGCGGATCAGGCAGTCAGCAACGTGTTGGTGTGATTTTCCCGTACACTCCGTCAGTGACTGTGCAACATTTGGCCAATTACGAACCACAAAAGTTGACACACAACAACTATGCAAATTACTTTTACAACAACAGTGAAGTGTCGGCCATAACCATCAATGCTGAATTCACAGTACAGAACATCAACGAAGGTCAATACTTGTTGGCCGCTATCTACTTCTTTAGGTCAGTGACCAAAATGTTTTTTGGCAACGACAGTTTTGCCGGCAATCCGCCACCAATGGTATTTTTAAACGGCTACGGCGAATACTACCTGCCCAATGTGCCTTGTGTGGTAACAAGTTTTAGTCATGTCATGCCAGACTCAGTTGACTACATAAACATTCCTGAACCAGGTATTGCCTACAATCCAACGTTGACCAATCCGGTATTGAACAGTACTCGTTTGCCAACACACAGTACCATATCGGTGACCTTACAACCTGTTTACAGTCGCTTGGCACAGAGTCAAGGATTTAGTCTCAACGATTTTGCTCGTGGCGCATTGATCAATGCACAGGGCACTGGCGGAAAAGCCAGCTCGTTTGGTGCAACAACACAACCGGCATATGGTGGCAAACCCGGCACTGGAGGATTCTTATAATGTCAGCAACATACTCTACCACCAGTCCGTATTATGGTACTCCCAATTGGGGACAGTTCCTTGATGTATGGATAGGCAAAACCATTCCAGCCGACGTGACCGACGCTCTGTATCAAATTGATCCGCCTTATAATCTAAGACCCGATTTGTTGGCCTACGACATGTATAAAGACAGCAACCTGTGGTGGGTATTTGCTGTACGCAATCCAGACGTGCTGTTGGATCCAGTATATAATTTTGTAGCACCCACAATCATCTATGTGCCAACTTTGCAAGTGGTAAGTACAGCACTAGGTTTATAAAACAATGACAGAAGCTACCGTAACAATTAGTCCTGGCCCAGATGTGGTCAGCACAACCAACACTTCCTCTACAACCATAGTCAGAAATGGCGACGGAACCACCACGGTAACAAATTCAGACGGTACAACCAACACTTATACAAATTTTGGGTCCGACAGCGAACAATTGGTTTCTTCAACAGAAACACCGGCCAGCGAGTCCAACACGTCACCCACAGATACCACAGGATCCAGCAGTGGCAGTTCAAACGACAGCAATGGATCCACTGGTGGCAGCAATGGCACTGGCGGAGACGGCGGCAGTACCGGCGCCAACAATAACAACAACTCGAGCGGCACCGGCAATGCGGTAACTGCACCACCGGCTGCAACTATACAAGCAGAACCAGCCACACAGCCAATACCCAACCCACTGCATCAATTTGCCTCCTACACCTATGCATGGAGCCTTTGGTTGGTGGGCATTGCTGACTACAACAACATATTTGCCAATGCCACAGATGTGGGCCCCGGACTCAGTACACCCATGGGACCAACCAGCTATGTGGTAGCTGAAGATTCTGGTTTATATCCCAATCGTCGTTTGGCAGGATCGTTGGGACTAAACTATCAAATACAAAAAGTAGAATTTGACACAGTGATTGGACTCATGACTACCAATAAAAGTACCAACCTGACCGACGGTAAAGTGACCATACTGGAACCCTACGGTGTTACTTTTATTGATACCTTGATAAAAAACAGTTTCAACAGCAATCAGTACGTGAATTGGACACAGCAACCGTTTATGTTGCAACTGGATTTTACCGGATACGATGATGCTGGCAATCCGATCCCAACATCACAAACAGCCATATATAGAAAACGCTTTCCTATCATTCTAACTGAAGTCAAAGTTGATGTCACTACCAAGGGAGCTGAATATGTGTTGAGCTTTTCTCCAACATTTAGCCAACCACACTTGCCAGGTATCAATCAAGATACCACACCCAAGAACTTTACGGTCACGGCCGGCACAGTGGCAGAATTCTTTGATCCCAACAAACCCACCAGCTTCACTTCGCAACTGAATAAATTTTATCAAGACTCTGTAAATCACGGCGATCGCCAATATGCCAGCGTGTACACATTTGAATTTGATCCAACCATTGCACAGACTCAGATAGTTTACAGTAAACAGCTGAACATACTACAGGCCAATCCGCAAAGCGACGGCAGCATTGATTTGACCAAATCTGGATTTTCTATTCCGGCCGGAACAAAAATTACCGAAGTTATCAACAAGGTAATGACACAGTCAGGATATTTGCAAAATCAGCTGGGAGTAAATCAGCAAGGATTAACAGAAGCTCAAACAGCAACCAATCAACAGGCTCAGCAAAATCTCACTGGGCCGTTTAAGACTTTTAAAACAGTTGCACGTACAAGATATTCTGGCGCAGATGCATCGGGCAATTTGCAAGATGGTGTATACGACAACATCAAACATGAATATGCCAAGAGTTATTATTTTGGTGTGCATCAGTATACTGTACAAAACAATGTTCATCCGGCCACATCATTTTTAAACGATACCAGACCCAACACAGTCAAAGTTTACAACTATATCTATACAGGAAAAAATATAGACATAGTAGATCTAAAAATAAACTTTGATACCACTTGGTATTTGCCGGTGGCCACGTACACCAATCAAAAACCTTCTACCAATGTCAGCAGCAGTACCGGTGTTGATACTGCGTTGGCCGGTGCACCAGTGGTAGTGTTGACTCCGCAGTTCTTGGCAGCCACTGCTATACCACAGTTTGGATCAATACTTAATCCCACGCCGTTGCGTATTGCAGCCACAGTGAACAATGCACAAAACAACGTGGGCTTTGGAATTATCAACAATCCTGGTAGTCAAGTTGCAGCCGATGTACTCAGCAGTTTGTACAGCAGACCCGGCGGAGACATGTTGGAATTGGAACTGACGATTGTTGGTGATCCAAGCCTGATCAAACAGGACGATTGGTTATACACACCAAGCCCGGTAAACACAGGATCTGACTACAACAATACCAATCTAAATCAATTTGACTTTTATCAAAAATGGGGCTCGATTAGAATGGACAAAGGTCAATTGGTGGCCACAGTCACCATCAATACTCCCATAGACAACGATACCGATTGGACCGGAACTGGCTTGGTGTTTCCCAATCCAGGTTCAGTTACCAGCCTATTCAGCGGACAATACTTGATCAACACTATTAAAAATACCTTTGAAAATGGAAAGTTTTTACAGGTGTTGAGTATGACCAGACATATTCACGACGCATATACTTCTGCCAGCAAAAGCAGTAGCGACAGCAGTAGATCTGACAGCGTCAGTACCAGCCAGGGCAATGGAAACGGCACCAATGCCACTGTGGTTCCCAACAGCAACAGTTCAAACAGTACAGCAAAGTCAGAAGTTGCTCCAGCAGCTGGTCTTGGCGCTGGCGAAACAATAGTGAATTACAGCAGAGATTAATAATGGAAATCAACAATGGCAACCAGTAGCATACAATCCAGCAAAGCCTCTTCCAGCGCAACAGCTTCCAGCAAAGGCGGTTATACCGTTGACGTTGGTCCGTATGAAGCAGTGGTAATCAGTCACGTGGACGGTACTCGCAGTGGGCAACTTAAAGTTTATATTCCAGATTGGGGAGGATTACAAAATGATCCAGACAATCAAGTCAAAGTCAGTTATTGCAGTCCGTTCTTTGGACAAACATTTGGATCAGACAGCCAATTGGAAAGTCCCAACAGTCCCATGTCCACTGGTCAAAGCTATGGCTTTTGGTTTGTACCACCCGATGTAGGAAACAAAGTTTTAGTAATATTTGCTGCCGGTGACAGAGATCGCGGATACTGGATCGGTTGTATCTACGACACAGCCAGCCATCACATGGTGCCTGGATTGGGTCGCAACGTGGGCGGGGCATCAAACTCATTGGTGGGACCTGACATTGCACAGTATCAGACCAGTGACCAAAGTTTGCCAGCCGTGGAAGCAGATTCTGGAAATGGTGAATATTTTGCACCCGATGGTATTCCCAACACGTCAAGATTTCCACACGAATTCCAGTCCATGCAATTGATAGCGCAAGGTTTGGATCGAGATCCCATCAGAGGAGCCATCAGTTCCAGTAGTCTACGCGAAAGTCCCAGCAATGTGTACGGTATCAGTACGCCGGGTCGTAGTGCCACTACCACCCCACAGGTAACTGGCAAGGCACTGGGTGATAATCCTGCACAAGCAGTGATAGCCCGCAAAGGTGGACACCAGTTTGTCATGGACGACGGTGACGCCAACGGTACAGATCAATTAATGAGGTTCCGTACCGCTGGCGGACATCAGATCTTGATGAACGACACAGAAAAAGTCTTGTATATTGCCAGCAGTACCGGTAATCAATGGATGGAATTCAGCGACGACGGCAGTATCAATGTGTTTGGTGCAGCCGGTATCAACATGCGTAGCAAAGGTCCAATGAACCTGTACAGCGATAGTGCAGTGGTAATTGACAGTGGCGGATCAGTTGCTATTAACGGTCAAATGGGAGTCAGCATATCGGCACTGACTTCAGTATCAATACAGAGTGTAATTTCTACCACAGTTGCATCCGACGGTCTGTTAAAACTGTCGGCAATAGGCGCGGCCTCCGTGGCGGCCGGTGGCGCACTCAAACTGAGTGGAATTGGTGTGGTGGCCATTGACAGCGCAGGATTGTTGACGCTGAATGGTGCATTGCCCAGTCCACCAACCCCGGTACTGCCCAAACTGGGAAGTTCATTGCCAGATGTTACCTGGGCTGGTACCAGCTGGGTATTACAACCAGGTGCAGTACAAAGTATCTGCTCCAAGGTTCCTGCACATGAGCCTTGGTTTGACCCAGGCACCAACAAACGGCCAGCAGCAGTCACAGCAGGTGCTGGAGCTTCATTGGTTGGAGCAGCAACCAGCATTGGAGCCGGTGCAGCAAGTAAACTTTTCTAACGGAACAATATGGATAGTGGAATCAAATCCGCCTTGGGAGTATCAATAGCAAATCCTTTGCCGATCAGTTGGCTGGGCCGAGCAGATGCTCCACTGAGTCCGCCGACCTGGGCCAACATAGGTGCATTGTCCACCGTAGAAATACGCAATTTACAAAGTCAAATTGCATATGATCTCAGCACGTGGGATTACAGCAAAATTGGTGCCAATAACCAATTGGGCAGATATCAATTTTCTTCTGTGATATTGGAAGCCTACGGCTTGTTGGCTCCAGGATCTAATAAGCATTACGGAACAGATTGTGTGAACTATAGAAACTGTTGGACACCCATTTATTTCAACAACGGCACAGTCAACGGATATCAAAATTATTTCTACAACATAACCAGTTTGAACAGTTTTTTAACCACTGCGGTGGCGCAGGAACACTTGGCCTATCAACGCATAGTTGATATCTATTTGACCAGTGTGCAAATAGGTGCCATAGTCGGTGATGATTCAGCTGATGTCATTGCTGGAATGATCTATGTGGGCTGGACATTGGGAGTAGGATCAAAGCCCACAGTTGACAATGACAAGGGCACTGGAGCATGGGCCTGGCGCTACAACAACGTCGGATCTGGAGCAGAAGCATTCAACAGTGGTCGTTACGCCATCACGGTTTTAAGCCAATAAATACTAATTATGACCATAACCTATCGCGGATTCAGTACCTTACAAAGTTTAAAAAAGTATACCCTTACGGATTTTGCATTGGCTCAGCAAGATTTAACCAACTACTTTAATATTCGCAAAGGTTCCAAGCTGATGCAACCCACTTTTGGCACTATAATTTGGGATCAGTTGTTTGAGCCACTGAATGAAACCACGCAAGAAATTATCACACAAGATATCAAACGCATAATTGGGTACGATCCGCGTCTACGAGTAGACAATGTCACGGTAAATCAACAGGACACCGGGCTACAAATTGCAATAGCACTGACTTATGTGCCGACAAATCAAACAAATACCATGTTGATGAATTTCAATCGCAACAATCAAACACTCACTACCGGCACCACACAATAATTAACTGACCATATAATTTAACCTGATAAATATTGAATATAGGTAAAAAATATGGCACAAACCACACGTCAATCGAATTTATTAGTTTCTCAGGACTGGACTAAAGTTTACCAGAGCTTTACAAACGCTGATTTCACCAGTTACGACTTTGAAACCCTGCGCAATAGTATGATCAACTATTTGCAGACATACTACCCAGAAACATTCAACGATTTCTTAGAGTCAAGCGAATATCTGGCACTGATTGACATGATTGCGTTCCTGGGGCAGAGTTTGGCCTTTCGTACCGATCTAAATGCTCGCGAAAACTTCATTGACACCGCACAACGTCGTGACAGTATCTTAAAGCTGGCTCGCATGTTGAGCTACAACCCTACTCGTACTGTCAGTGCATCTGGTCTACTCAAAATTGACAAAATTTCCACCACAGAAAACTTGCTGGACAGCAACGGTATCAGTCTGGCCAACCGAACAATCAATTGGAATGACTTGACCAATGACAACTGGTTAGAACAGTTTACTACAATTTTAAACTCAGCATTGGTATCCGGGCAGGCTGTTGGTAAACCTGGCAACAGTCAAGCAATCAACGGCGTACAGACCGATGAGTATGCTATCAATCTTATTACCACATTGTTGCCAGTGGCACCATTTTCTGTCAACATTCAGAATCAACGTGTGAACTTTGAAGCAGTCAGTGGTACTTCGTTGGGACAAACATATCTGTACGAAGCTGATCCAACTAATGTTGGCAAGTTCAACGTTCTGTATCGCAACGACAACAACGGCAATGGCAGTGACAACACCGGCTTCTTCTTGTATTTTAAGCAAGGCAGTTTGCAGTCTACAGACTTCAATGTTACCAATGCTATTCCCAACAATTATGTTCCAGTCAACACCAACAACATCAACAACAACGATGGTTGGCTGTACAGCTTGGATGTCAACAACCGAATTCAAACCAAGTGGACACAGGTACCTGCGATTGCTGGTATCAACGTGATTTACAATCAGCAGTCAAACAAAAATCTATATCAAGTGACCACAAGAAACAACGATCAAATCAATCTGGTGTTTGGTGACGGCAGTTTCAGTAACATTCCGCAAGGCACATTCAGATACTATTTCCGTACCAGTAACGGAACAAACTACAGTATCACACCCGATGATATTTCGGCAGTCACGATCGCATTCAGTTATGTCAACACACGCGGCGTAACAGAAACATTGTCAGTCACTGCCAGTTTGAAATACACAGTGACCAATGCCAGCGCAACCCAGAGTTTGGCCAGTATCAAAACCTATGCGCCACAGCAGTATTATACACAAAATCGCATGATCACTGCGGAAGATTATCAAATCTTTCCACAGACCACATTTACCAGCATACAAAAAATCAAAGCTATCAATCGGGTCAGCAGTGGAGTAAGCCTGTATCTTGACACATTGGATCCAACTGGTACCTTTTCAAGTACCAACATTTTTGGTGATGATGGCATATTGACTGCCAACAGTACCATTGGTTCAAGTACTTTTAGTTTCTTGACAACTACCGATGTGTACAATGCCATCTACAACGAAATAATTCCTATTATCAATTCAGTTGGTATGAGCAATTACTATTATGCCAACTACAACAGATACACACCACCGCATGCCAACATTTACTTCAATCAGACTGCAAACACTACAGTCAGCAGTACTGGAACCCTGGTATATGCCAATGCCGCTCAACCGGTAGCTGGCGGTGCCACAGACACGTTAAAATATGTTGACGTTGGTGCCATAGTACAGTTTACCGACAACAGTTTTGCCACAGTTACAGGAACAACCAGTAATACCGCAGTGACCTTTGGTCGTATTGTGGCCAATGCTGAAGTGATCAGTTCAATCATACCAACCTTTAAGAATGACATCAGCAATACATTGGTGACCACCGTGGCCAATCAGATTGTGGCTCAAACCAACTTTGGATTGACCTATGATCAGGCCAATCAAATCTGGGTCAACATTCCTCCAAGCAGCATAGGGAGCAATTCAACCTGGTTGATCAAGTTTACCTACAACAACGGTTTATACAATGTACAGTATCGCACACTCAACTACACGTTTGGTAGCGCCACGCAAACCAAATTTTACTTTGATCCAACAGTCAAGGTATATGACAGCTTGATTGGAGCAACTGTCAGCGATACTGTTAAAGTTTTAAAGATCAACAGCCAAGCTACCAACAACAACCCATTGGCCACTGATGTGACTTGCCAGATTTACAATGTGCTGGTAGAAGCCGACGGATATGTGGATCAAACAAAAGTTTATGTGAGCAGTCCTACTCAACAGTTGACCGGAGTTCCTGACAATCCTGACTTCTTTACAGAGGTTGCAGGAACAGCTACTTCACGTGCAGGATTATATTTCCAGTACAAACACAACAGTCCAAGTCGAAATCGAATTGACCCAGTTCCGGTCAATCTGATTGACCTTTATATATTGACAGCCGATTATGCTACCAGCTATACCAATTGGTTGAGAGATTTGACCGGCACATTAAAAGAGCCTGTTGCTCCAACTACCAGCAGTTTGGAAATAGCCTACAGCACCTTGGACAATTACAAAACTGTCAGTGACACATTGATTTACAATTCAGCCAAATTCAAACCTCTGTTTGGTGCCAAAGCTGATCCCAGTTTGCAGGCTCGATTCCAAGTGGTCAAAAACCCTGCAGTCAGTATCACCGACAACGAAATCAAAACTCGTGTGATTGCTGCTATCAACACATACTTTAATCTTGCCAATTGGGACTTTGGTGACACATTTTATTTCTCAGAATTGGCCGCATATCTACATACAACCTTGGTACCCAACATTGCCAGTGTGCTGATAGTACCAGCCGATGACACATTGGTATTTGGTAACTATTTCCAGATCAATTCAGAACCATGGGAAATTATCACCAGTGCAGCAACGGTAGACAACGTTGATATTATCAGTGCAGTAACAGCCGCAAAACTTAATCTTGGCAACACCCTAATAGGAACGTATTAATGGCCTTAAGAAACACAATCAACTTTTTACCTGAGGCATTTAGATCAGTAACTAACCAACGATTCCTGGGTGCTACCATGGATCAATTGGCCACCGATGCTATCAACGTTCCGTTGTCAGGTTACATTGGTCGCAAGTTTGCTCCTACCTATAAAGTAGGCGACAATTATGTGGTTGAACCAACTGCAAACAGAGCAAACTATCAACTTGAACCCAGCGTGGTAGTAAAAAATGCCAATGCCGAGGTAACATTTACTGCCGACTATTTGGATCTATTGCAAAGCATAGAAAACAATGGTGCATTCAACCGCAATCAATCAAGACTGTTTACAGCCGACAGCTACAACTATGACGGGCACTTTGATTACGACAAATTTGTAAACTACAACAATTACTATTGGTTGCCCAATGGACCCGATCCAGTTTTTGTTAGTTCTGGTGCAACACCAACTGTGGGCGATTATACTGTTGTTAGAGACACCGCCGTTGGTGGATACACATTCAGTGGGCTGGGCGGACATCCTGACACACAGATCACCTTGGTACGTGGAGGCAGTTATACCTTCACTGTGAATCAACCAGGGCACAAATTCTGGATACAAACCAAACCGGGTACCAGTGGTATTGATCCCAATATTCCATCATTGAGTACCCGACAGGTACTGGGAGTATCAAACAACGGCACTGAATCAGGAGTGATAAGATTCAACGTACCGTTGGCCAATGCACAACAATTTTATACCGGACTTCCTATTTCTGCATCAGTTAATGCAGCTGTTAGCTTTGACTATACCGAAATACAAAACCAACTGCTGAGCACATTCCTGGCCAATCACCCAACTGGGTTAGATGGACTGACCAGTTCGCTACAAAATAAAACTTTTATTTTTGTAGGCAATCAAATTGATGCTACACAATGGACCACTCCAGCATTGCCTGGCGGATTCTCTGGCGTCAGTACCAGTGCAATTTTACCAGGATCAATTATTTCTGGTGCGACCCGTGCCAGCGTATGGCAAATCAATTTGGTACCATCCGGCAGTGACTATCTGATTCAGATAAACAATATTTCTGCATTGGCCCCCAATCAAAAGGTTTTTGTTGGTTCTGGCAACACCTATGCATCCAGACAGTTTTGGCTTGATGGAAACTATCGCTATAACGAAGTGCCGCCAATCACTGCCAATGCCGATTACTTGTATTACCAAGACGACAGCAATCCCAATTTTACCGGAGTAATCAAACTGGTTGACAACGTCAGTTCCCCTATTGACATCAACAAGGACATCATTGGTCAATCAAGTTACACCAGCCCCAATGGAATAATTTTTACCAATGGGCTAAAGGTAGAATTTGATACGTTGGTAACACCCAATACCTATGCCAGTAATCAATACTATGTGGAAGGTGTTGGAACTGCTATCACGTTGGTACCGGTTGATCAATTGACTGTTCCGCTGGTATTTGCTGACACTATCCAAACTACTGCTGATTATTTCACTGTCAATCGTGGTAGCCAAGATCGTAATCCATGGAGTCGCACAAATCGCTGGTTCCATAAAGACGTGCTGTTGGCCACGGCCAAATACAATCAAACAGTGGTAGACTATGGTCCTAACATTCCTGGCCGCCGAGCTATTATTGAATTTGAACCCAACTTACAGTTGTTCAACAGTGGCATACAGGCCAAACAAAACATTGATATCATTACTTTTGACTCAACCAATGCGTTTGTCAACATTGAAGGACAGGTTAGTTACATTCTTGATGGTATCAATCTTACTCCAGGCCTACGTATTGTATTTGCCAACGATTATGACCCTAATGTTCTTGGGGAGATTTATACTGTTGATTTTGAAATTATCAATTCGCAAAACTTCATACGCCTATTGCCAACTGGTGATGATCCAGTTATTGCTGGGCAAACTGTATTGGCTACCCAAGGTAATAACGCAGACAAAACTTTTAAATTCAACGGATCAACCTGGTCCGAGTGCCAGGAAAAAACCACTTTCAACCAGTATCCGTTGTTTGATTTGGTTGATGCTGACGGATACAGTTTTAGCAATACCACAGTATATCCTGGATCAACATTTGCAGGAACAAGATTCTTTGGCTATGCTGCCGGCACCGGAAACTACGATTCTGTATTGACCAACGTAAAATTTGCCTACTCAAATTTTAACAACATTGGCGACATACTGTTCCAAAACAACTACGAAACCGATACCTTTAACTATGTTGAAAATGGTATCACCGTAACAAAAGATTACAGTACCGGATACTTACAAAAAAATCTAAGCCTAACAGAATCGGTCAAACTGACCGATTGGGTAGCAAATGTACCTGCACCAGGACAGTATCAAATATTCACAAAATTTTATGATGGCTATGTGTTGCCTGTTGATGGAAAAAATTATCCTTTTGTGCAGATAGACATTGCTCCAAGCAACACTGGTACAGTACCCAATCTAAAAGTGTTTTTAAACAACAAACTGTTGAATTCATTGACTGATTATCAAGTATCCACGTATGGCATTTATACTGCGGTCACCCTGAATGTGACTCCGGTGATTGGAGACAAAATTGACGTATTGATTTTTAGTAATGATGTAAGTGCCACAGCTTACTATCAAGTTCCTGACAACCTTGATTTCAATCCACTGAACGAAAAGTTTTCAACCATTACACTGGGACAATTACGCAATCACTACAACAAATTGATTGAAAATACCAGTCAAAGTACTGGCGCTGCAATACCACATCAGGATCGATACCTAAAAGCACAAGGCGGCACACTACTACAACAGACCAATCCGGTGGTTTATGCCATGAGCATGTTGACCAACCCTTCGGTCAATTTTATCAATGGTATAACATTGGCACGTAAAGAATATACAAAATTTAAAAATAAATTTTTAACTTTGTGTGCCACACAGCCAGGACTAAATTATAACGATCCAATTTCTGGCGTTGATGCAATATTGAAAAGTATCAACGGTGTCAAAAATATCAGCTTCCCTTGGTACTATTCAGACATGGTACCACAAGGCAGCAACTATAACGAAATTACCTACACAGTTTTAAATGCTCGTCAGACAGCATATGAAATTAAATCAATTTTTGACAACACAAAATTGAGTAATCGTGCAGTATTGGTATATCTAAATGGAGTGCAATTGACTCTGGGAGTGGATTACACTTTCAGCACATCCACTCCGTCCATTGTGTTTTCACGATCACTTGCTGTAAACGATACGGTACTGATACGAGATTATACCAGCACCGACGGAAACTATATTCCAGAGACTCCAACCAAGTTGGGACTGTATCCAAAATTTGAACCAAAACTGTATTTAGACAACACCTATAGAACTCCGGTCAATGTCATACAAGGGCATGACGGATCAATCACTCCAGCATTTGGTGACTTCCGCGACAACTATTTGCTGGAGTTAGAACGCAGAATTTACAACAATATCAAAACTGATTACAATCAAAATCAGATTGATTTTTACAATATCATTCCTGGCCGATTCAGAACCACTGACTATTCATTGACAGAATGGAATCAGGTACTGACACAGAACTTTTTACAATGGGTTGGATCACACAATCTTGATTACACAACCAACAGTTGGTATGATGCCAACAACTCCTGGACATGGAACTATGATCAGTTTGTTGATTCGGTTGATGGCAGTTTCTTGCAGGGATCTTGGCGAGCAGTTTACAACTACTGGTACGACACTGATACTCCGCACATAACGCCTTGGGTAATGTTGGGCATTGGCGCAGAGCCAGCCTGGTGGAAAACACGCTACGGTCCAGCACCTTATACCGGCGGCAATGGAACACTATGGGAAGATTTAGAACGTGGCTATATCTGGAACGGCAGTGATTCTACAGCCTATACTGATACACGATTTGCTCGTCCTGGTCTGAGCAAATTTATTCCAGTTGATTCAGCTGGAAATTTACGTAGCCCAGCTGATATTGGCATAGTCAAAACATACAATATCAACAATGCTGGCAATGTTTTCCAAGTTGGAGAACAAGGTCCAGTAGAAACTGCTTGGCGTCGATCAAGCGATTATCCATTCTCTATACAAGTGGCAGTGGCATTGACCAAACCGGCTGAATACTTTGCCACACAGGTTGATACCAGTCGCTTTTATACAAATCCAATAACCAAACAATTTACCACGGTGGACAATCAGCGTATCAGTCCCAAGTTGATTGTGGTCAACGGAGACTCAGTTACCAAGCCCGGTACCATTTTGCGTTCCAGCGGTTATCTAAACTGGATTGCCGACAGCATAAAAAATCTGGGAATAGATCCAGTCAAAACATTAAATGATTATTTTACAAATTTTTCTGTACAGCTCACTTACAAAGTGGCCGGGTTTACTGATCAAAAATTAATCACAGTTTCTGCAGAACAAACCAGTCCAAACAGCACCAATGCCAGTGTTATTATACCTGATCAAAATTATAGTGTGTACTTTGGAAAACCGGTACCCAACAATATTGTAACCTACAGCGGAGTCATAGTCACACGTACTGCCAACGGATACAGCGTGTCTGGTTACGATACAGCAAATCCTTTCTTCAATATCATACCCAGCATTGCCAACAACAATGCTTCTACACTCACTGTGGGTACGGCGGCAGTTAAGATTTATCAAAACAGCACTGGAAAAATAACTCCAATATCTTATGGCACTACATTTGCTTCAGTGCAACAGGTGGCAGATTTTTTAATCAGCTATCAACGATATTTGACCGCTGAGGGATTTGTATTTGATCAAACCGATACTGAATTACAAACTACCAAAGATTGGATATTGAGTATTCAAGAATTTGTATTTTGGGCTCAGCAAAACTGGGCACCTGGTACAATTATTGTGTTGAATCCAGTATTTGATTTGTTGAAATTCAACTATGTTGGCTCAACCGTTGACGAAATAACCAACCTGTTGGGTAACAGTCAACTGCTTGATACCAACTTTGAACCAATAAAAAACAGCAGCTTCAATATATTACGAGTTGACAACCCCATAACCGGCAATCAATTTAGAATCAATACTGTGGACGGTCGTACACCTATTGCATTTGCAAGATTGAATTTGATTCAATTTGAAAGTGTGTTGATATTTGACAATGTTGACAGTTTTGGAGACATACTGTATGTGCCAAGTCAAGGAACCAGACAGTATAGATTAAAGTTACATGGTAGCAAGACTGGTGCCTGGGACGGAGCATTGAGCGCTGCCGGATACATTTACAGCAATCCAACAATCAAGAACTGGCAACCTGGGGTAGATTATCGCCAGGGTGATATTGTGGTATACAACAACAACTACTACACAGCCATTATTGATTCTCCGGCCAGTCAAACTTTTACCATTGGCAACTGGACTTTGATCAATCAGTCAGCTATCCAAACAGGCCTATTGCCCAGCTTTGGACACAATGCACAGATATTCAACAATATCTACGATGTAGATAATCCTCCGTTGGACGAAGTATATCAGAAATTCAGTGCTGGCCTGATCGGATTCCGCGAAAGACCATTCCTGAGTAATTTGGGTATCACTATACCTACACAGACCAAATTCTATCAAGGCTACATAACGCAAAAAGGTACACCCAATGCAATTGGCGCATTGACCAAGGCCACCTTTGACAATGTGACCAGCCCGGTAACAACCTATGAAGAATGGGCGTTCCGTGTTGGTACCTACGGCGATCTTGACAACAATCCTTACAGAGAGTTTGTACTGGATCAGAGTGTGTTCTTAAACAATCCAGTGTCATTTACATTGACTGCCAACACCTACAGTACTGCAAATATCATAGTTGATTTGTCATTGGCCAATATCTACAATGCCAGTAATTTATCAAGCGTGAGTACTTCGCTGTACAATAACAGATCTGCCAACGTGGTTTATCAAAATGATTTGATCACAGCAGGATATGTAAACACCGCCGATATAGATTATCAAATTTTTGATATTTCCAAAATTAATCAATTACCAACGTTGTCGGTTGGTAAAAAGATTTGGGTAGCCAAAGATACCAACACCAATTGGAATGTGTATAGAGTCGACGCAGTGGCCCCAACAACTGCAACCACCTTGACTTATACCTTAGATAATTTTGCAAAATTGACCTTTAGCAATCCACACAGTCTTGCGGTTGGTGATTATTTTGTGTTGCAACATTTTAATTCGGCATTTGACGGACTATATCAAGTGGTCAATGTGCCAAATCAACTCAATGTTACAATTAGTATAACCAATCCAGCGGCCTTGATCAAGACCAATTCTGTGGCCACTGGCACAGGTACTATCTATCGACTGGATTCAATGATTGTCAATTCAGTGTTAGACATTGATACCATAACTCCAATCAATAACTGGATCAACAACGATCGTGTATGGGTCAATTCAGCTACCAATGATGGCTGGGGAGTGTATACATTTACACAACCATGGCAGTCCAATGCCGATGTTAAGATAACATCAAATACCATCACTGCCGGCAACAAATTTGGTACCACAGTACGCATTGGTGACAATGCACAGTACTTGTATGTTGGTAGTCCAGGAAACAGCACGGTTGAAATATTTGACATCAACACGCACACAGCAAATATTACGTTGTCCAACACCAATGCTTATTTTGGAAATGTAATTGACAGTCAGGGAAATTTGGTAGCCATTGGCTCACAGTCCAATGTACACATTTATCAACACCACAACAGTATCACACCTACAAAATTACAAACTATTGTCAGCGCCAACATTGCACAGGTTTCCAGTATTGCAATCAGTCAGGACCAAACTCGTTTGTACATTGGCGATAAAACAAACAACCTGTTTGAGGCCTACTATAGTGCCAATGTTGCTTCTACTCCATATCGTTGGGTCGGCAAAGTTACAGGTTCAGCGGCCACAGCGTTTGGCACACAAATCAAAACCAACACCACCGGCAATGTGGTCATAGTTGGTGCACCTGCTGCTTTTGGTACTGCATTTAATTCAGGTAATGTTTATGTTTACACTCAGTCGGCCAATGTGTTTACCTTGAGTCAAACACTTACCAGCAATGTAACCAAAGGATCAGCAAACTTTGGTGCCAGTTTAGATACCGACAGTTTTGGTGGTAATTTGTTTGTGGGTGCTCCTACTGCGGTAATCAGCGACGCTGGCTTGGGAGTGGTTGAGCGTTATGTTTACTCTGGCACAGCATACACATTTGATCAGTCATTTACACACCCATTGGGAAATCCTGGCTCATTTGGTACCAGCTTACGTGTTGACCCATTGGCTCGTGCTGTGGCTGTAGGCAGCGCCGGTGACAAAACAGAAGCAGTAACAACTTTTGACAACGCCCAATTGACCATTGACGGTGGAACCACATACTTTGCAGAATATGTCAGTGGCAGCGGTGGAGTATATGTGTTTGAGCCATTGACAGATTTGACCGATCCAGACGTTGGACATTTTTCTTTTGTACAAGAATTGATTGCACAAGTCAATGCTGGCGATCAATTTGGTGCTGCTGTCGATATCAACAGTGGTGTAATTTTGGTTGGTGCACCTGGATCCGACAGTGGTGCTGGCAATGCCCATGTATTTTCAAGCAATGTTGCATCAACTGCGTGGACATTGACCCGACAACAAGGCCCTACCGTTGATATCACCACTATCAATCGTACTTTTATCTACAACAAATCCAACAATGTTATATTGGCAGCACTGGATTACATAGATCCAGCCAAAGGCAAAGTGTTAAACTCAGTGGCTGTTGATATTGACTATCAACAATCAGCTGACCCAGCAATTTACAATGCCGGCACAGGTACCATACATACTGACTTCCACTGGGGCTCAAACCAAGTTGGTAAAATTTGGTGGAATACCGATGCAGTACGCTATATTGACTACGAACAAGATGCATTGATCTATCGTATGAACAACTGGGGTGCCACATTCCCTGGCAGTGAAATTTTGGTATATGAATGGGTACAAAGCACAGTACCGCCCAATCAATATGTGGCCGCTGGTGGTAACGGCACGCCATTGAATACCGGCAAGTACTCTACCAGCGGATATGTGACTCAGAGTGGAAGTGTCAATGTCAACTATTATTTCTGGGTAGCCAACAAGACTTCGGTCAATACTGTGGCTGGAAAATCAAATAGTGCCTACAGTATTGCAGCCGCAATTGAAAATCCGCAATCTCAAGGCATTGCCTATGCAACAGTATTGCGCGATGATACTATTGCATTGTACAATGTCAATAGAGACTTGCAAGGACAAAACAGCATATTGCACTTGGGCAACTATTCTGTTGGTGCTGGATTAATACACAGCGAATATGCTTTGGTACAGGAAGGCAACCCTGCCAGTCAGATACCAGTTGCTATTGAAAACAAATTAATTGACAGTTTGGCCGGTCAAGACTTGGTTGGAAATACAGTACCAGATCCAGCATTGACACCGGCACAGGCCTATGGTATAAGCATACGTCCAAGACAGACCATGTTTATCAATCGTGAATTGGCTTTGTCCAACTATGTGACATTGATCAACAATTATCTTATTGCTTATCCAGTGGTTGAGCGTAAACTAATGACCACTTTGAACAGCAGTGAATCTGTTCCATTGGCTGGATCTGGGGCCTACAGTCAAGCAGTAGCCACATCAAGTGATTTAACCTATATTGACACTGGCTTGTTATCAACTGGATATACAGTATTGGTTGAAAACGACAGCAATCAATCAGGTAAATGGTCAATCTACACCTGGAACACGCCCACTGCCGGTATTTGGAACTTGACACGAGTACAAAGTTACAAAACAAATCTTTACTGGAGCCATGCTGACTGGTATCAGGCCGGTTACGATTATACAGTAACTCCAGACGTGACAGTGACGGATCATATTGAATTTGGTAAATTGACTCTGCAACCCAACACCTATATCAAGGTATTGAACAACGGTAACAATCAGTTTGTTGTTTACTACATTGATAGTCAGATGAATCAAAATCTCTATGGTATTCAAAACGGTACCTTGCAAATCAGCACTGGCAGTATTCCGCCGTTGGAATTACGACAGATTGCAATAGCTATACAAAAAGATATCTTGGTTGATGATTTGGCCGCTGAGTATAACACATTGTTCTTTACAATGATCAAATATGTTCTAACAGAACAAAAAAATCTTGAATGGGTATTCAAAACCAGTTTCTTGAGTGCAACACAATACATTCGTCAACTGCAACAATATGTTGCTTATGTGGCAGATAACCAAAACTACTATCTGGATTACATCAACGAAGTCAAACCATACAGAACATTCCTGCGAGAGTTTGTACTGGACTATCAAGGCAACGACAGCTACAGTGGAGACACCACAGACTTTGACTTGCCATCGTATTGGGATGCCAATTTGCAAGTGTATCGCAGTCCAGACGGTTCTCAATCCTACGATGCTGCCAAGTTATCCAGTGGAGCTTACAGTCAGTGGACCAACAATTATCAATACAAAGTGGTTGATATTGTGATAGAAAATCCTGGATCAGGTTATGTTTTAGCGCCGCAAATCACCATTGCTGGAGGAGGTGGCTCCGGAGCCACTGCATATTCAACCATTGACGGCAATGGCAGTATATCTTCCATTGTGATAACCAATCCGGGGTCGGGCTATACCAGTACTCCAACTGTGGTTATCAATCCACCTGGATTTGGCGGATTGGCCTATCCGGTGTTGGACAATGTGTATGACGGCAACAATACTGGACACAACGTTGTGCGTAGTATTGCAACCACTATCAAATTTGACCGAGTTGGATATACTGCAGCCAATACATTTGTATTCTGGAGCAACATTACTTCTGCCAACGTTGGCACAACGATTCCAGCAAATACCATTATTGTCAACAACAATACTCTGTATCTGTTGGCCAATGCTTATACCATTGATACCAATGTTGATTTTCCAATTGCCAATGTGACTACAATTTCCGCAGACTCATTTGACAATGCCAATGATCGCATTGTGGCCTATAACGGAAACGTTGATTTGGCTCTTACACAATCTGGAATTGAATACCCTGGTGTTACTATAGATGGCAACACTTTTGTGGGCAATGTATACGATACCGCTATACAAAGTTTTTACAGCAATGTACTGGGAGTAAACCCCAGCGACATCGTTATTGATGGCAGCTCCTATGTGAATACTTTTACCAGTCATGCACCAGAAGAGTTGGTACCTGGTTACATGCGTGAAAGTTTAAACTTGACGGTGTACAGCAACAATGCTTCTGACAGTGGCGCCGATGTGTCGTTTAGACAATTCCAAAACATGGCTGGTAACATACAATTTTATGCCATTGCCAATGCCAATGTAACCACATTGACAGCCAATTTGTCAATGACAGATGGAAACATTTTTGTAGCCAATGCCAGCGCACTGGCAACTCCAAACGTGGAGTACAATATTCCTGGCATAGTGTACATCAATGGTGAAAAAATTGTGTATTGGAGAAACTATGCAACCGAAAACAAAACTGCATGGACAGCCGGGCTGACTTTGACCACTGCTGGAATTGATACATTGCTCACATACAACAGCAATCTTTATGTAATCACTGGCAATGTGTTTGATGCCGGTGGAACATTTGCCAATGTTTCTGCCAATGTTTATCCAGTCGGTACCAACACACTGACACAAATACGCAGAGGTGTTGACGGCACATACACCCCAGCAGTTCATTTGGCCAATTTGCGTGTGGTCGACGGCAGTCAGCAACAACATGTTCCTGGTAGTTACGTGGTCAGTTCCAATGTTGGACCAACGAGCCACACATACAATGTCACATCAAATGTGACCATTGCTGTGACTTTGTCTGGTGCAATAACAGCAAACATTGGCGATGTGATACAGCAACGATTTGCCAATACTGCGGTAGCAGCCAACTTGCGTGTGCTTGGCAATGTGATCAATTCTACCGTGGCACCAATAATCATAACATCGGGTAATATTACCGCATTGGCAGCAAATACCATCACAGTAAATGGCACAGCTTATACTGTTGGCATCGTGACTTCAGCCATAGTTGGTCAAGTCAATTTGGCCGGTAACGTAACATTACCTGCCAATACTGTAATAGTGACCAGCAACATTTGGACATCACCCAACAGTAGTTTAGACGCCAGTACTACTACACAAGCCAACTTCTTGACAGCTCGCCCAGGATTCTTAGCAACCCCAGGAACTACACCATGATAAATACTGAAAATACAAAAAATTTAGAGGAAAAACAAGTGGAAAATACACCAAAACGCCCAGATGAATCATCTGGAATTTATCTAAGAGGGCATATCAAGATATTTGACCCTGACACACAGGAAGTCTTTATTGACAAGCCCAATGCCATCCACTATGAAAATTTTAGTCAAGCCCTGGCCTGGAGTATAGCCAACAAAGGTGAAAATTTTATTTACGAAATGGATTTTGGTAACGGTGGAACCAGTGTAGACCCAACCGGTATTATCACTTATTTGCCCACCAATACAACTGGACAAAATGCCAATTTGTACAATCCAACCTACAGCAAAATTGTAGACAACACCAGCGCCGCAAACTTGTCTCCGCTAAACAACAAAATGACAGTGAGCCACATTCCTGGCACAGTATACACAGATATCCTGGTCAGCTGTTTGTTGGACTACGGTGAGCCCAACGGACAAGCAAACTTTGACAACAGTCAAAATATCAATGGACTGTATGTGTTTGACGAACTGGGACTGCGTGGTCGTAGTACCGATGGAACCAGTGGATTGACCAGCACTGGATTATTATTGACACACGTGGTGTTTATGCCGGTACAAAAATCACTGAACCGATTGATTCAAATTGACTATACTGTGCGAATTCAAACATTGACAAATTTAAGCACACAAGGATAACGGACCATGGCATATCCTATTAACTTAACCAACGGCACACTTTATACAACAGTATTGGACGGTACAGTTGACATTACCACCGGACTGAATTTGATTGGTCGCAACTATATTGGCTACGGCGATGCACAAAATGAAAATTTTATCAAACTGTTAGAAAACTTTGCTGACTCTATTCCACCAACACAAAGCAGTTCGGGCAACGGAACAGCATTAACAGGTACACTATGGTACAATACCAGTAATCGTACTTTGCAAGTGTACAATGGTACAAATTTTGTTCCAGTCAGTGGACGCACAGTGGCCAATGCCGCTCCAACGCTGAGTGTCAGCACCGGAGACCAATGGTACAATCCAATTACTCAACAATTAAGTACTTGGAATGGTAGCAATTGGGACGTGGTTGGTCCGGCCTATTCATCTGCACAGGGAAAGACTGGTGCATTTGCCGAAACATTGACAGACACCAGCTCACAAGCACACTCAGTGGTTAGCGAATACACCAATGGACAGTTGGTCAGTATAGTCAGCGCAGATTCATTTGATTTATCTGCTCCATACTATGGTTTTACACAAATAGCGTCTGGAATCAATTCAGCCAATGCTGCGGTGATCAGCGAAACTTTTGCTGTGGGCGGAACTACTGAATTAGGTGATGATACCACAGTATTGGGCCAATTATATTTGGCTTGGGCCAACAATGGTGTAGCTGAGCCAGGTCCAGCATTGTTGCCTTCTGTGACCAATACCTATGACATTGGATCTGCCACTGCACGTATGCGTGACATTTATTTGACCAGAAATTTAAGTTTTGGTTTTGCCAATGTTGCATATGATGGTACAAACTTGGTACTATTGAACACAGCCTATCAAGGCAACGTTGATGTGTATGTAAATGGTTCTGCCGGAAACGTCCGTGCTTTGCATATCAATGGCAATACTGGTCAATTGACAGTGAGTTCGGATCCAATCTATTCCAATGGCGTGGCCACAAAGAATTATGTCGACAATTCCAATTTGAATATCAACACAGCGTTGACCAATCAGTTCAATGATCTCAATGGTGAAATAAATCAGTTACGTGCTGACTACACTTCCAATTTGGCTACGTCAATCACATCAACCAATTCAAATCTAACCACAGCTACCACAACAATCAATGCCAACATAGCTGTACTGACAGCCAACGTTGGTGCATACGAATTGGCTACCAATGCCAACATAGGCGACAAAACCAATCGTGTACAGTCGTTGGAAAATCTAATACAGTATAAATCAAACATTGCCAGTCCAGCATTTACTGGTACTCCAACTGTGCCAGATGTCACAGCATTGACCAACTATTTGAACAGTATTGGCGGTAGTTTGGCATTCAGCGGCATTGGTGACAGTAGTCAAACCATTGCTGATACCAACTATGTAGACAGCACAGCAAATTTACTGTACGGAGATTACAACAGCAAAATTACCAACGAAGTGGCAGCAAGAACAGCAGCCATTGCCAATGCCTTGTTGATCAAGGCCAACCTGGCCAGTCCGGCCTTTACAGGAACGGTAACAGCTCCTACAGTGGCATTGGGAGATAACAGTCAAACAGTTGCCACAACAGCTTACGTTACCGGTAAGATAGCACAACAACAATTTAGATATACTGTATCAACCAACCCCCCGAGCGGTGGAAATCCAGGAGATTTCTGGTTCCAAATAGGCTAAACAATGTCAAGAAATATTTGGTATAACAACAACGGCACGTGGGTTCCTACAAAATTACCTGCTGTCAACACCGGATCATACAGTCTGGGTGCCACCACCATCAATTTAGAAATTCTGGTTGTAGCCGGAGGCGGTGGCGGCCAAAATGATGGTGGCGGTGGAGCCGGTGGTATCGAATATCACAGCGGAATCGCAGTTCCGGTAGGACAATCATTTACAGCAACAGTCGGTGGTGGCGGAAGTCCTGGCCAAAATGGTGCCAATTCCAATTTTTCTGGTGGTGCAGTAAATATCACAGCCGTTGGTGGTGGTACTGCTGGTGCTGGAGTAAACGCCGGAAGCACAGGATCTGCTGGCGGATCTGGTGGCGGTGGCGGAAATTGGTCGGGCGTGGGCGGTGCAGCCATACCTGGATCAGGTGGTACAGCCAGTTACGGTCATGCTGGTGGAACTTCTGGCAGTCGTGGCGGATCCAACTATACCATTGGTGCAGGCGGAGGCGGAGCAGGTGCTGCAGGTGACACAGGGCCAGGCGGAGCTGGACTATATTTTGCTGATTTTGCGGCCTATGGACAAAATGGATATTTTGCTGGTGGTGGTGCTGGTGGCGGATATCAAAGTTTATCGCACACTCAAATTGGCTATGGAAATCAAGGCGGCGTAGGTGGCGGCGGAAGTCCGGCCAGTCCCAACGGATTACCCAATACCGGCGGCGGTGGTGCCGGTACAGCATCAGGTGAATTTGCTGGTGGAACCCCAGTGGGTGCTGGCGGTTCAGGTGTAATATTAGTACGCTATGTTAGCTATCAAGGTATAATTTTTACCGGTGGTCAAGCCACAGTTGACGCATCTGGCACCGTATACACACACGCATTTACTGCATCAGGTACATTAGATCCAGTACGCAATTTCAGCGTTCCTGTGACTGTGACTGCTGTGGGTGGAGGTGGCGGTGGTGGGTCTGATGCTGGCGGAGGTGGCGGTGGCGGAGCAACTGCTCAGGCCAACATGTTGTTAAATTTTCCAGGTTCGTGGTCAGTGGTGGTTGGCACTGGTGGCGGTGCATACGCACCCGGATCCGCAAGTAAATTTACTGGAGATACACGATCAATAACAGCCGGTGGCGGCGCAGCTGGATCTAATGTGTTTGGCGGTCCTGCACCCGGCGGTGTTGCATCAGGCGGTGACTACAATGCCAATGGTGGCTACGGCGGAGCAGGTGCTCGCGGCGGTAATAACCATGGTGGCGATGGTGCAATTGATGGACCAATTGCAGGCGCTGGCGGTGGTGGTGGAGAAATAGATGGCAACAACGGATCAGCTGAACCTGGTGGAAACGGCCAAGGTGGCGGATTAGCTGGACATGGCGGGTACGGTGCTGGGTGGAACGCTGGTAATAATACCGCTGGCTATGCATATGGCGGTGGTGGCGGTGGTGGTAAAAACTATGGCGGCCGTGGCGCACCTGGTGCGGATGGGGTGGTACAAATTGTCTATACCAGCACCAGTGGATCTCCGTATTTTTTTGGTGGTACTGTAACAACATCGGGAACAACATATACTCATACATTTACCAGTTCGGACACACTGACTTCTATACCACAAAATTATGGTCCATGGGACAAAATCAAAGCTGGTTATACCAACGTCAACGGCGCATGGAAACAATTTTGGCCACCTGATCGGGTCACAGCGGATGTATTGATAGTAGGTGGCGGTGGCGGTGGTGGATACCCAAGTGGATGGGAAGGTGGCGGTGGTGGTGGAGCCGGCGGAGTTATCTTATTAAAAAATCAATCACTGGATTGTGCCTACGGAACATACAATCTAACAGTTGGTGCAGGTGGTACCGCAGATAACAATGGTGGCAATTCAAGTTGGGGTGCAGTTACACTCTTTACTGACACCTGCGATCAACCTCTATATGCACAAAGCAATGGAGTCTACAACAATTTTTTAAACAATTACGGAGTATGGAACGCACCTTACGCACCAAACGACACTATCACACTGAACTATACTACCTATTTGATTACCGGTGGCGAATATACTTTGATAGCCAGTGCCGACAACTATGTCAACAGCATAACCATCAATGGCAGTGGTAATTTATTGTCAGAATACCAATGGTGGGAAACTGCCCAAACCACTGTTAGTATACCATCTGGAGTAACCACTATATCTGTTACGGCATACAACGCTGACAGTGGCAGTCCAGGATCAGTGGCTGCAGCACTGATTGATTCAGCTGGTAGCGTGGTCTGGAACACAAGAAGTCCGTTGAATGGACAACAAGAACGCATTGGCAGCATAGCCATTGGCGGCGGTGCTGGTGGTGGCGGTAGCGGTTTACCCTCGGGCGGCAACGGAAAATCAGGTGGATCTGGTGGTGGTGGCACCGGTTTCGATTACCCACAAGGTGGTGGCGGTGCAGTATCAGGACAAGGCAATGCTGGCGGAACTGGTAATTGGCAAGGATACGGAGCAGCCGGTGGCGGCGGTGGTGGTGGTTATGCCGGTGCAGGCGGAGGCTCAAACGGAAATCAAGGCGGCCAGGGTGGACCTGGAGCAACATTTATCATTGGTGGCCAACCTGTTACTGTGGGTGGTGGAGGTGGTGGCGGTTATGGCGCACAGGGCTACGGCGGTAGCGGTCCCGGTGGAGCAGGTGGTGTAGGTGGTGGCGGAGACGGAAATGGCGGCAATGGTGTAGATGGAACTGGTGGAGGTGGCGGCGGCTGTTTGCATGGCGGAGCAACTGGTGCTGGTACTGGCGGATCTGGAGCAGTGATTGTGGGATATACCAGTCTGTCAGGATTTCCACTATTTGCTGGAGGAACAATACAGGTTTACAGCGCCGGAACAGAAGGAACAGTATATGTGGTACATACCTTTAGTGTTCCAGGCGACCATGCATTGTCACACTTGTAATACAGCAATAAAGCGATAAATAAGTAAAAGAGACAAAATATGCCATATAATTTTACAAATACCGATGGAACAGTTACATTCAACATTATTGATGGTGCGTTGAATCAAAGTTCTACTGCATTGAGCCTTCCTGGCCCAAATTATGCTGGCTACGGCGAATTCCTTGATATAAATCTGGTAGCGTTACTGGAAAATTTTGCCAAAACTACACCGCCTACACAGCCCAGTTTGTACGGTCAATTGTGGTTTGACAAAGGCAATCAAACCTTGAAAGTCTATACCACAGATGGATATGTCACTGTGGGCGGAACTACCGCAGTGGCTGCTGTTACTCCAACTCTTACAAGAACTGGGGACAGCTGGTTCAATACCACAACCAATCAGCTTTCAGTGTATGATGGTACAGCATATCAATTGGTAGGCCCAATATACACAAAAACACAAGGTATCAGTGGTGCTATTCCTGTACAGGTCAGCGACGGTACCAACCAACACAACATATTAGAATTAAAGTACGGTACACAAACTTATGCTATTGTAAGCGGAGATCCTGCTTTTACTCCCAGCGTTGGTATTTCTGGGTTCGCACAAATCAATCCTGGCATCACTTTTAACAGTGGTATACCTGCAACTATTAATTCCAATCTTGTGGGAAATGTCACAGGAAATGTCGTTGGCAACCTGACTGGTGCTGTGGTAACAGCCACAAACGTGTATGGCAACCTAACTGGCAACGTCACTGGCAACCTGACTGGTGCCGTGGTAACAGCCACAAACGTGTATGGTAACCTGACCGGCAATGCAACCAGTTATTGCATTGTGGCCACAAACTTCAGCTCAGGCAACGCAGTGATCACTGGTGGTTCAATCACTGGAGATACCAGTGGCACATTTACCACATTACAAGCCACAAACTTCAGCTCAGGCAACGCAGTGATCACTGGTGGTTCAATCACTGGAGATACCAGTGGCACATTTACCACATTACAAGCCACAAACTTCAGCTCAGGCAATGCGCAAATTACTGGAGGATCCGCTACTGGACTAACAGCAGTATCTGTTACCACATCAACTGCAACCAATTCCACAATAACAACTGAAGTAGCAACCAATTTTAGTTCAGCCAATGCTCAAATCACCGGGGGCAATGTCACTGGTATTGTTCGCACTTCTGCAACCACAGCTCAATTTGCCAATATATCAACTGGCAACGCAGTGATTACAGGTGGTCAAATAGCTGGTGTATCTTTTGTAGTGGGCACACAAGGTACATTTAATAATTTTTCAACTGCCAATGCATTGATTACCGGCGGCAATGTTTCTGGAGTGGTTGGCGTTAACAACACTTTCACGTCGGCTCAGCTGACAAATTCCACAGCAACTACCGAATCATACAGTGACAACAGTACCAATGTGGCAACCACAGCATTTGTGCAAAATGTATTGCCGCTTGGAGTTATAGTGATGTGGGGTGGTACAACTTTGAATATTCCAGCTGGGTGGCAACTGTGCGACGGCAGCAACGGAACTCCAGATCTACGCAATCAATTTATTGTCGGTGCTGGTAGCAGTTATAATCCTGGTGCCAGTGGTGGTGCAAGTTCAGTAACACTGGCCAACGTAAATATACCTTCACACAATCATACAGTTTCTATTATTGGAACCACCGGATCAGCTGGTGGTCACACACATACCGCCAGTTCATCAGTTAGTGATCCTGGACATCATCACGAAGATCCCTATGCCGAAGGCGGAGTACCGTTCCCACAAGTACCAAATACCTGGGGCGCTGCTGGATCCGCAGCAACCGACGGTGATCAAACCAGATATTATACCGGCATGGCAACAACAGGTATTGCGGTATCAACATCGTTGAGTCAAGCTACTGACCATCAACACGCCGTGAATATTTCAAGTACCACCGGCCTTTACGGAAATAATCAGCCATTTAACATAATTCCGCCTTATTATGCATTGTGTTACATACAAAAAATGTTCTAATTACAAGCGATAAATATACTAAGAGAATAAAGGATCAACGGTGTCATATACAATTAAACTGTCAAATAGTGCTACTCTTACTACTATTTCTGACGGAAGCATAGACAATACTTCCAGCCTAACACTGATTGGTAGAAACTATGCTGGATATGGTACTGCTATCAATGAAAACTTTGTTTACCTATTAGAAAATTTTTCCAATTCTGGATCCCCAGCAAATCCCTTAACAGGACAGCTTTGGTATGATTCTACCAATCAGGTTATAAAAGTCTACAACACCACTACCGGTGCATGGAAACCAGTTGGTGGGTCAGTGGTCAGCCCTACTGCACCTTCAACTCCGGCGTCGGGCGATTTATGGTTTAACAACACTTCGTATCAGCAATTGAATGTATGGAACGGCACTAACTGGGCTGTGATTGGACCACCCAATGTACCGGGTGCTGGACAAACAGGTGCGTTTCCGGTATTTGTAAACGGAACAGATGGAACACCGCGCTTGGTATTGGAACTACAAGTGTCCGGTGTGCCTTACGCTATTTTATCCACAACTGGTTTTACTCCAGCTACCACTGGTTTGCAAGCCAATTTAGCTCCATTCGTATCCAGCGTGCCTGGATATGCATCGGGTATACGTGCTGGACTTAATTTTTATCCCGGTGGTTCTCAGGCATTGGGATTAAATACCCAAGACGTTTCAGCAACACCAAGTACCTTGGTACAACGCGGCAGCGACGGTAGTGCCAACGTAACTGTATTGACAGCCAGCCAAACAGTAACCGCCAGTTCCATTGTTGGTACCACCAGTGTCACTGCACCAACAGTGACAGCAACAGCATCGGTTGTTGCTCCAACCATAACTGGTAACGTGGTTGCTACCACCGTGACAGCAACCACAGTCAATGCCAGTACCATTGGATTTAACTCTGGTACAAGCCTGGTAGGAACACTGAATACAGCTGCTCAGCCCTATGTTACTTCGCTTGGTAATTTGACAGCGTTGTCAGTGGCTGGCACAACAAATTTATATGGATCAGCTTATTATAACGGTGCACAAATTGCCACAGTGGGCGGAGCCAGCAATTCGACTTATATCGACGGACAGCCAATTGGCGGTAACGTGCCCAGTACCGGCAATTTTACCACAATAACAACAGCTGGACTACAAGCGCAGGCCATTGGTAATGTAGCACCAGGCACAGCAGTATTCACCACAGCCAACATAACCACCGCTAATATTACTAACCACACTGGTACCAGCGTTTCGGTAACCGGCAACATCAGCGGCAACATTGGTATTTTTAACAGTATCAGCGTGGGCGGTGGTGGTTCCAGTTCTGGCAACCTTTCGGTAGCCTATGTAACAGTATCAGGCGGCCTTGTGCCATCAACTGCAAACGGTGTAAACATTGGATCCACTACAAAATGGTTCAACAACATCTATGGTACAGCAATACATTCTTTATATGCTGACTTGGCTGAACGTTTTGAATCTGATGCGGAATACCCTGCAGGCACAGTGGTTGAACTGGGCGGCGCCGCAGAAATCACCAAAGTAGTAGCAGAATTAAGCGATAAAGTGTTTGGCGTCATAAGTACTAATGCAGCTTATCTAATGAATTCTAAAGCTGGAACAGATACTACGCATCCACCAATTGCTATGAGTGGGCGTGTTCCTGTAAGAGTAGTAGGATCAATTGCCAAAGGTGATCGACTTGTTAGTGCTGGTAATGGTCGTGCTCGTGCAGGAAAACCAGAAGAATTAACGCCGTGGAATGTGATTGGACGCAGTTTGGTTGACAAAACAGATCCAGGCGAAAGTATAATTGAAGCAATAGTGAAGATTAATTCGTAAGAATAAAGGAACAACAGTAAATGACATACGCAAGCGGCCAGTTAATAACAACAGCAGAATACAACAATTTTGTTGGCCCTTCTGTCGGTACCTCCAACAATGCTTTAAACACAGTTTGGGCCACCGGAAATGGACAATATGGTTACGGACAAACTGCGGTGAGTCAGTCAGCTACCAGTGCCGGTTTGGTAACTGCAACACAATGGGCCAGTTTGATCAACACTATCAATGCCGCAAACCGTCATCAAAGCAATGCCGCAACAGCTCTTACTGTTCCAACCAGTGCTACTTTGAACATTGCTCAAAGTGGTTTGCAAGGCGCTATCAACACACTTTACAACAACCACCTTCTTTACGGTGCAGGTCAAGGCAGTAACGTTGCCGGATCATCATACACTCCTAACTTGTCAGTTGGTAACACCTATGCAGCTCAGTCATTGTCAATTACTCGTGCCATAACATTCAGTGCCAGTACAGATGCCATGCGTTATTTCTTCAACGCTGGCGGACAAATCCAAATTGTCATGAGTGGATCAGGTTCGGGCAGTACTCGTTCAACTGACTTGGCTGGTTGTATTACCAGTATTGGTACCATTACTTTTGGTGCACTTTCAAATTCAGGACGCAGTGGTTCGGGCAACAGTCAAACCACCAACAACACCGGTTACGGTTATTTCAACTGTGGCGCAAGTGGTTCATTCTTGGGTGGTACCAGCATATCACAAATTACCAGTACTGCTTATACCTACACCGGTGACTATGCTCAGGTTGCTATACGTACCAACGGCACACAAGGATCCAATGGAGACGTTGGAACTGTATTTTACATTGACATGTACTTGTATGCAGCGGCACACAACTCCAACAACCTGTTTAACCAAACTATCAATACCACTTGGACACACCAGGTCAATATCATTTACCCAGAATCCACTTACTTGACAAACAACAGTTGGGGCACAGTAGGAAGCACAATCGTAGTATCTTAATACCTGATTAATTAGGTTGACCTTAAAGGTGTAGAGTAGTATAATAGCTATCTACACCTTTTATTCTATATGACTGAACTCGAAAAACTCACAGCCGAAATACGTCTGGCCACTGATTACCAGGTCAATAAACGTATTCTACGCGAAAAGATCCAAACAGATCTGCACGTGCCTTACAACGGAGGTTTATTTTTGATATCAATGGACCTGATCAGTTTTTTAACTACCTGGCCCGAGGATCAACTGTATCTGGAAGATACCTACCAAAATCCCATAGCGGTCAATAGATCAGAATTGTTACAATTGGCACGTGAGCACTATCAACAAGTGATGAATACCTGGCATCAACAACATGCAGAACTCAAACGACTCAGAAAAATCTAGAGGAGTTGTAGTATTCGCTTTCAACACCGGCACAGTTGACTATGTTCGCATAGCTGATTTGACCAGCCGATTGATTGATCGACATCTACAATTACCCGTAACCTTGATAACCGATACAGATGCCACACCTGGATTTGCCTACGATCAGGTAATAAAGATCGATACATCAGGTAGTACATATAGAAACACCAACAATCAGGTACTGCAATGGCGTAACTTTGATCGTTATCTTGCATATGAATTGAGTCCGTACCACGAAACTGTTTTGATAGACACTGACTATCTGGTGTTGGATAACAGCTTGTTAAAATTGTTTGACACACCGTTTGATTATAGACTCATGCATCATAGCGTAACACCAGCTGGCCCAATGGCCGAGGAAATGGGTGCTGTTGGGTTGCCTTTTGTTTGGGCCACAGTGGTAGTTTTTAGAAAAACTGAACGCAGTCGGTTGTTTTTTAACTTGGTGGGTCGCATACAAAGAAATTACGATTATTATTCTTTGTTGTATCACGTGAGAGAAGGCAACTATCGCAATGACTATGCGTTTGCTATGGCCAACAACATTGTCAATGGTTATACACTGAATGAATCGCAAGGAATTCCTTGGCCCATGCTGACCATAGAAAAAAAGATTGAACGCATAATGTTGACTGATAATTTTGTACAAGTTTACCACAAGGAAAAAGCCATAGTGGTTCCGTATCAAAACATACATGTGATGGACAAAGAGTATTTACAAAGCAGAGATTTTGAACAAATAGTGGAGGCAGTCTGTGAGCCAACATAAAGAACAGTTGGGATTTGTTACATTTGCACAAAATACAGACACAGTGGATTATTTGGAGCTGGCCTATCTGCAAGCACTCAATGTCAAAGCAACACAGAAGAACAACAGTTATGCAGTGATTGTAGATGCTGCCACAAAGGAGAAACTTGATGAACGTCATCATCGTACTTTTGATTACATTATTGATTTGCCCCGGGATTATAATGACCCTGCCAATGATAGAAAATTTGCTAACGAATGGCAAGTGTTTGGTCTTACGCCTTTTAAAGAAACAATAAAACTGGAAAGTGATTTGTTGTTTACACGCAATATTGATCACTGGTGGACTGCATTTAGACTACGAAATGTTTGTTTAAGTACCGGTGCCAAAACATATCGTGGTATTCGTTCAGGCGTGAGAAAGTACAGAGAACTGTTTGACAGCAATCAATTGCCTGATGTTTATAATGGATTGATGTATTTTAGATACAGTCGCGAGGCCGCAGATTTTTTCAATGTGGCCAAAATGGTATTTGAACACTGGGATCTGTATCGGGACGAATTAAAAAATTGCAGAGAAGATACACCCAGCACCGATGTATTGTATGCCATTGCCAGTTTGATAGTGGGCACAGAATCTGTAACCATGCCTACCATGGACTTTGTTAATTTTGTACACATGAAGTCTGGTTTCCAGGGCTGGTCAGATACACACAGCTGGTTGGAAACTGTGATGCCAGAACGCGATGGAGATATGATCAGGATCAACAATCTCAATCAATATGATCCAGTACACTATCACGATAAAACATACGCCACCCAGGAATTAATTAAATATTATGAGTCCAGAAGAACAAGCATTTTGGGATGAAGTCAAGGCCGCACTTGTGGTATGGCCGACAATAGAACCAGAATACAGACTGTATTACGATACCAAAGGGCGCATTTATCTTTGCACCAATTCACCCAACGATCACCCGGCGTCGGGCGATTATGTTGTGGTTGATCAAGAGACCTATCAGCAACATTATCTTTATCGAGTGACCAAAGGCCAATTGATAAAAATAGAAACTGATCTGGCATATCGAAGACAATTGGAACCCGGTAGCACTGGATTTCAAGTAGTAAAAGCACACGCTGGATTGATTGTAGAATCCGGAGAAACATACACAGAGACAGAATTTTATGAGCGACCAAATTATTGATGTAGCAGACTTGGATTGTATATTTTTAACCTATGACGAACCAAACAAAGAAACCAACTGGATCAGAATCCAAAACATGGTACCGTGGGCCAAGCGAGTGGACGGAGTTAAAGGCAGTGATGCCGCTCACAAAGCGGCTGCAGATGCAAGCGATACAGACCGTTTTATTCTTATTGACGGAGATAATATTCCAGATCCTGATTTTTTCAACCTGCAACTGGCCCTTAACAATACTAATGACTCTTGCGTTTTTCGTTGGCGGGCTCGTAACGCTGTTAACGGATTGATGTACGGCAACGGTGGTATGAGTTGCTGGACCAAAGAATTTGTTTACGCAATGCGTACACACGAAGCTTCAGATGGAACCGCGGCCAACGATGTGGAGTTTTGCTTTTATCCCAACTACTGGGCCATGGCCGATTGCTATAGCACCACATATCCCAATGCCACACCATTCCAAGCCTGGCGTGCCGGCTTTAGAGAAGGTGTCAAGATGTGTTTAGATCGTGGTGCCAAGCCCACGCTACAAGAATTTGAAAGTCGGGTAAACAGTCGCAACTATGACAACCTGTGTATTTGGCAATCAGTGGGAGCCGATGCCGACAACGGATTTTGGGCCATATATGGAGCACGTCTTGGCACATATATGATGATGCTGGAAGGGTGGAACTATCGAGATGTGCAGAACTTTGATGTGTTGTCTGCACTATGGAAAAGTTTTGAACATGATGGAGCAGACCAATGTGCCAACATAGGCGATATTTTACGTACCAAACTGAGTTTGCCTATAGTGGATATGGATCCTGATGCCAGTGCATTTTTCAAGCAACACTACAAGAGTCAATTTCGCAATCGTGGACCCATGATAAGAGAATGACCAATTCATCAAATCTTAGAAAATATATAAATGAGCAAAAGTAAGTTTTTATCAGCAGCCGAACAAATGAAACAGGATCTTGGTCCTGCACTCTGCTTGGCCAAATGGAAGCAGGTGAGTCTACATTTGCCCACCGGGCTCAACAACAGTTGCTATCACCCACCCTTGCATGCCATTGACGCAGAAGCAATCAAAACAAATCCTGGTGCACTACACAACACCGAGCATAAGAAACAGCAACGTGTTATCATGCTTAAAAACGAAAAACCCAGCGAGTGCTCTTATTGCTGGAATATTGAAGCGCACGATCAATTGAGTGATCGTCATTATAGATCAGGCGAACCTTGGGCAGCAGAAGCATACGATACAATCAAAAATTCAACCGGAGAAGAAAATGATGTGGTTCCTAGTTATGTTGAAGTTAATTTTAATCACGCCTGTAATTTGGCTTGTAGTTATTGCAGTCCACAATTTAGTTCAAGTTGGCAAGCAGAAGCCGATCGTTGGGGCGGATATCCTACTAGCACTATACACAATGATCCCAGTCACTTTACTGGTCGCAATCGCCCTATTCCTGCTCGTGACGCCAATCCCTACGTTGACGCATTTTGGGAGTGGTGGCCTGAACTGTACCCCCAGCTAAAACATTTCCGTATGACCGGCGGTGAGCCATTGATGGATCGAAACACCTACAAAGTGTTTGACTATGTGTTGGCCATGCCCAATCCTGAACTACACTTAAATGTGACCAGTAACTTCTCTGTAGAGCCGGCCCTGTTTGAACGGTACCTGGGCTATGTTAAAAATCTATGCAATACCAACATTGAACATTTTATGCAATATGTCAGCTTGGATTCAGGCAACTGGAAACATGCTGCTTACATTAGACACGGGTTGGATCCACGTAGACTGTCGCACTATGTTGAAAGATACCTTACCGAAGTTCCATATCGCAACAGCCTGACATTTATTATCACCATGAACAATCTCAGTGTACTGGGCTTACAAAGCCAGCTGGATTGGATATTGAGTCTACGTAGAGCCCACAGCACAACCTACCAACGTGTTTGGTTTGATACTCCATTACTACGCACACCCACTTGGCAAAGTTTACAAATATTGCCTGAAGTGTATGTGGGGGTATTGGAACGTGTGGCCGACTGGATGGAGCTGAATTTAGAAACAGCCGAGGATCCATTTCACGGATTCAAGGACTACGAAGTACAACGTATGCGCCGTGACATCGACTGGATGAAGGAAGGTCGCAATTTGGATCCTGGCTATGTTAAACTACAACGTGCAGACTTTTATCGTTTCTTTAATGAACACGATCAGCGTCGACAAACCAATTTTTTAGAGACTTTCCCGGAGATGCGGGAGTTTTGGAACGAGTGCAAGTACTACGGACAACAATGAACGACTGGCAATCATTTTATAATACAATACGTGCCGATTCCTGGCCAGATTGCCCATCAGAAGAACAGTTCTATTTGTTACCCGACAACATCAAAGACGAGTGTGTTGGCAAATTTGGTTATGTTCCTGGCAGTTTTTTGATCGATCAACAGTTGCTTGACAACAAGGCGTTTTGCATACTGCCATTTGTACAGATGTACATAAATGAAACTAACCAAATTGCATTGTGTTGCTACAGCGACAGCTTGAAAGAAAACAACAGCTCATTTGATTTTTATAAAGATGCAGATTTTGAAAAAGTTAGATCTGCAATGAAATCGGGGGAACGTGTAAAATCTTGCAACTATTGTTATTCAATGGAAGACAGCGGTGGTGTAAGTTCTCGGATGCGTTATACCAAAATGTGGTTATCCAAATTGGGCAGTACCGACATCAACAACGTAGAACCAAAATTAAAATACTACGACATACGCAATGATAACCTATGCAATCTTGCTTGTCGTACTTGCCGCCCGGCTTCCAGCACTCAACTTGAAAAAGAATATAAAAAATTGCATTGGAAATTTAAACCAAACAGCAATCAAACCAAACTGTCAGAAATAGTAGATTATGATACAGTAGAACAGGTATATATTGCCGGTGGCGAACCCACTATCATGCCAGAGTTCACTAAATTTTTAGAAACTGCAATCAGTAAAGGACGCACTGATATTGCGTTGACCATTATTACAAATACCACAAATGTAAATAAAAATATTTTGGCTTTGTTGAAACGTTTTAAAAATATATCTTTTACTTTGAGTTTGGATGGGTATGGCTCGGTGAATAAATACATTCGTTGGCCAGCTGATTGGGAAACAATCACAAAAAATATTGAAACACTCAAAACAATCACTGAAGATATTTCGGTCAACGTCACTGTCAGTTTGTACAACATCACAAGACTGTATGAGTTGGTGGTGTTCTTGGATGATGTATTACCGCATCCACCCACAATTTTATTAAACCAGTCCTCCAAAGGCGTGTATTGGCCATTTAATTTTCCCAATAAAGAACTTGCTATTGAGCGCCTGGAGCAGTTGAAGCAAACAAAAAGTTATTGTACCGAATCATACTTTGCCAACAAAGTAGATTATTTCATTAACATGATCAAACAAACCGAATTTGATAAACATCAATTGACTGCATTTTTTGATTACAACGACACACTTGACCACAGCAGGGGAGTTAAACTTGCAGATTACATACCGGAACTGGAACAATGCCGAGAATTAATAACGAAACAGATTTAGAATATCGCCGCCGAGTGATCGACATCAAGTCGGACAGCTTCTGTGGAGCCAAGTGGTACAATGCTACCATCTGGTTGGGGTCAGGACAGACCACTTCGTGTCATCATCCGCTACCGCATCAAGTCAGTGTGGCCGAAGTCGAAGCAAACCCCAAAGCCCTACACAATACGCCAAAGAAAAAATCCGAACGTGCTCAAATGCAAGCGGGCGAACGTCCTACAGGTTGTGAATACTGCTGGAAGATTGAAGACATTGGCCGCGACAACATCAGCGACCGTGTTTACAAAACAGTTATATACAATGACGCAGATTTGGATCTCGCTTACAATACTCCTGCAGATCAAGACGTGGATTTACAAACACTGGAAATTGCGTTTGACCGTACTTGCCAGTTTGCTTGCAGTTATTGTAATCCGGCATTCAGCAGCACCTGGGTCAAAGATATCAAACAAAATGGTCCCTATGTCAATCTTGTCAGCGACGGACGCAATCACTTTACTCACACTCATGATTCAAGTCAATTGTATCGTTTTGGCGAACCAAATCCTTATGTGGAAGCGTTCCACAAGTGGTGGGAATCAGACCTGCACAGAACACTAAAAGAATTGCGCATCACCGGGGGCGAACCTCTGATGAGTGCAGAAACCTGGAAGCTGATAGAATGGTTCAAAACCAACAAGGGCAAATCAACAACACGTCTTGCAATCAACAGCAACCTGGGCACCGATGTAGACATTGATCGATTGCTGACAGCCATAGATGGCGTCGAAGTTGATTTATATACCAGTAACGAAGCTATGAATCTGCAGGCTGAATATGTCCGAGACGGTTTGGTATTTGATGACTGGGCCAACAATGTAGAACGCCTGTTAAACAGTGGCAAGTTCCGCGGCCTGCATGTGATGGCAACCATCAATGCACTATGTTTGGACAGCCTGGACAGTTTCTTAGAAATGGTATACAACTGGAAATTGGAATACGGTCGTGACTCGATCAATTTCTCGCTAAATATATTACGCTTTCCAAGTTTTCAAAGTCCGCTGGTATTGCCAGATCATATTCGAACCCAGTATAGAACACGATTAAGTACATTTTACAAAACACACCAAGACACCGGTGCGTTGCATGGCTTTGAAATTGATCAATTGAAGCGATTAATTGATTACCTTGATGTGGTCATAACACCACATTCGGGTGCAATGGAACAAACTGTTTTACAAAGAGATTTCAAACTGTTTTATCAACAATACGACCAACGTCGCAACAAGAACTTTGAACAAACATTCCCTGCATTGGCAGAATGGTATAGGACATTATAATGGCAGAAGATATCAACGATTATTACAAAAATTACAACTACGGCGCTCGCAAGCCAGTATACATTGACGAAAAAGATCTAAGACCCGATCAACTTGATCGCTTGATCAAGAGCGACTCGTTCTGTATGATTCCGTGGATTCATATGCATGCCTTTCCAGATGGTCGTGCTTTTCCTTGTTGTCTAAGCGAGCCCGACTATCCCATTGGCAATCTCAAAACACACACCATGCGTGAAATTTGGAATCAACAACCGCTCAAAGACATGCGTCACAACATGCTCACTGAACAACCCAGTCGCGAATGTACCAAGTGCTATGAACAAGAAAAAGCCAAGCTGTTCAGCATGAGAGAAAGTGCCAACAAGAACTTTGGACACTTGATCAACATTGTGGACGACACCAAACCGGATGGACAATATGATGATTTTAAACTACGTTACTATGATATCCGCTTTAGTAACCTTTGCAATTTTGCTTGCCGTACGTGCGGTGGTATCTTTAGTAGCAATTGGTACAAGGATGAAAAGGCTGCAGGATGGGACCCAAAACATCCAATGATCATGTATGCCGGCAAAGACGAAGACGACATGTGGGAACAGATGCAAGAGCATATTCCACATCTTGAACAGATCTACTGGGCTGGTGGAGAACCACTAATCATGAAAGAGCACTGGAAAGTGCTGGACGAATTGGTCAAGCGTGAAATGTTCCATGTGCGTTTGATCTACAACACCAACTTTAGTGAAATGAAGTTCAAAGGTCGTGATGTATTTGAAATGTGGAAACTGTTTGATTGCGTCAGTGTTGGAGCCAGCCTTGATGGTAGTTACGAGCGCGGCGAATATATACGCAAGGGACAGGACTGGAAGCAAACAGTTGAAAATCGCGAACGCATGATTGAAATATGTCCCAACGTGGACTTTTATGTGTCCAGCACAGTCAGCATGATGAATGTGTTGCATATCACCGATTTCCATCGTGAATGGGTAGATCTGGGACTGTTACGTCCGATGGATTGGAACATCAATATACTACAGCATCCGTTCCGCTATCGGGTTGATGTGTTGCCTCAACACTTGAAAGAACAAGCACGTGACAAAATTGAGCAACACTTGGAATGGTTACGTCCATTAGATACACTTACTCGTGCCACATCTGGCTACGAAGGAGTTATCAACTTTATGATGGCCAACGACAGCACACACGAGTTACCTAACTTTTTTAGGACCAACGACCTAATAGACCAAGTACGCAAAGAAGACTTCTTTGCAGTATTTCCTGAGTTGACAGATATCAAGAATGTATAACTATCGAGATATACGCGGAGTTCATTTAGAAATCAGCACACGTTGTAATGCTGCTTGTCCTGACTGCCCTCGCAATTTCCGTGGTGTGGATATTGTTGATACTTATCCGGTATTAGACATGAAACTGGAACAATTTAAAAAAATATTCCAGCCAGATTTTATACGTCAACTCACAGTTTTTTTGATCAATGGCAACTACGGAGACTTTGTTACGGCCCGAGACGGCTTGGTCATAGTTGAATATCTGCGTGAGATCAATCCTGGTCTGTTGATACAGATCAGTACCAATGCCAGTGGACAACCTAAAATTTGGTCCAGACTGGGCGAACTCGGATGCACCGTGTATTTTAGACTGGATGGCCTGGCAGATACACATCATCTGTATAGACAAAATACCGACTACAATTTCATACTGGACAATGCCAAGAAATTTATTGCCGCTGGTGGTCGTGCGGTGTGGGCCATGATAAAGTTTGATCATAACGCACATCAAATTGAAACAGCTCGCGAACTCAGCAAAAGCATGGGCTTTGATCGTTTTGATTTGGTAGATGCTGGTCGTGACACCATGCCGGTGTTTACACCAGACCGCAAGTTCAGTCACACCATTGGCAAATACAAAGGTCCTACAGATTTTGAAACAGTACACCTACATACCGAGCATTACAAAATTGAACCATGGGGTACAGTACAAAATGAAACACGCAACTACTCAATCGATTGCTATGCCAAACGAAATGCAGATGTATATGTGGCAGCCAATGGCGAAGTGTACCCTTGCTGTTGGTTGGGCTTTTATCCTGGACACAGTGATCGTCAACCAACCAATCCTCAACTGAAACAAATAATGGAACACAACAACGCACTTGAACACGGACTTGAAACTGCAATTGAGTGGTTTACTCGTGTAGAACAATCCTGGAACTGTGCCAGTGTGCCTGAGGGCAAACTGTTTGCCTGCAACGCCACCTGCGGAGTACGAGTATGACACTACCATCAACTATCTGTATGTTGCCTTGGATTTCAATTGAAACCAGTCCAATGGGTACTACACGACCTTGCTGTTTGGCACACGACGAAATACGTGACGAGTACGGAGCCAAGTATGATTTAAATCACACTGACTTGGAAACCGTTTATCACAGCGAATATATGCAACAGTTACGCAAAGAATTTCGTCAAGGTGAAAAGCCAGAAACTTGTAGACGTTGTTGGGATGAAGAGGCAGCTGGTCGTGACAGTAAACGTATACACAGTCAAGTGAGACTAAAACACCTGTACAATCAAGTTGACTGGGCCAACGATAATCCTGACCAACTGTGGTTTGTGGATTTGAAACTGGGCAATATTTGTAATCTCAAATGTCGTATTTGTGGGTCATGGAGCAGTAGCAAATGGGCCGAGGAAGAAATGGCTTATTTGCCCGCTGACGTTCCTAAAAAGTCGCACATAGCCTATACCTGGCTCAAGCAAGGTGCTTGGCCACGCAAAACCAAAACCTTTTGGGACAACATGCGAGAGTTGATTCCCAATATCAAATATTTTGAATTCACCGGCGGCGAACCTTGGATGATCCAGGAACATTTTGATCTGCTACAATACGCAGTGGATCAAGGTTACAGTCAGAACATTGACATACACTACAACACCAATGGTACTCAAAGTCCGTTGCCACATGTGCCATTATGGAATCAATTTGGTCGAGTAGACATTGCTTTCAGTATTGACAATGTGGGCGAACGTTTTGAATACGAGCGTTTTGGCGCCAAGTGGGCCGAAGTCAATGACAATATTGATCGCACTCACTTTGCCAAAAAAGACATGTGCCCCAACATCACAACGCAATTATGCTTTACTATCAATATACAGAATGTGTACTACTTGGACGAGCTGTTGGCCTGGGCTGATACCAAACCATGGGGCAGCGTGTATTTCAACATGTTGCACAGTCCTGAACACATGAACGTACAGCACATGACACCCAAGGCCAAACAACTGGTGTTGAACAAACTAAAAACAACATTCTGGTCCACCAGCCGCTATCAACAAGAAATAGACAATGTGATCAAATTTATTGAATTGGGATCAGGCAGTGACGGCGCAGAATTTTTGCGACAGATGCAACAAACTGATGCTTACAGAAAACAAAACTTTGCAGATACACACACAGAAATAGCAACAGCAATGGGATATTAAATGACCAAAGATCAATTGATGCTGTCATACACAGAACAATACAATGTGTTAGAATACATTGATATGAACCAACATGCTGACAATTTTTTTAAAATGGAGCTGGTGTTAACCCAACAATTAAAATTATTAACGCAACGGTACGATCAATTTGATGATAATGATAGATTAATTTTTACTTTTGATTCAACCATTTGTAATACCAGAACCACTCTTGAATGTGTTAAAGTGTTGCAGACAGTACTCAATACTGTTGACATACCAACGTTTTTTGTTGTGTTACTGTTGAATCGGACTGAGCACAATAAAGAGCTAAGACACACGCTTGACAAACACAATCACGACATGCCAATATTGATTGAATATTACACATCAACTGAAACGCCAATTGAACCAGTCAATGTTGAATTTGCTGATACCGAAGAAAAAGAACACCATTACTTAACAAAATCAAAAACTTTTTGTATGTACCCGTGGATGCATCTTAATATAAATCCAGACGGTTCTGTCATGCCATGTTGTGAAGCATCAGAACCACTCGGCGATTCCAACGCAGATTCCTTGGAGACCATATGGAATTCAGATGCAATGAAAACATTACGTGTATCCATGTTGACCGAAAACTTGTCCGCAACCTGTGTCAAGTGTTACGAAAGCGAAATATACGGACTTGAATCTGGACGGCTAATGGCCAATGGCAAATTTAAACATCATGTGCATAAAATACACAACACCACAGAGACCGGCCATTTGGACAAATTTGAATTGATAAGATGGGATGTCAGATTCAGCAATATCTGTAATTTGAGTTGTCGCAGTTGTGGCCCTACTTTATCAAGCAACTGGTACAAAGATCAACTTCAATTAGAACCCAACTTTGTTAGTAAACACCCGGTTGCTGTTATCAAAGCAGGTCGACATAAATTGGATATTCAAGAACAGTTGATACCGCATTTGGATTTTGTTGAACACATTTATTTTGCTGGCGGAGAACCCTTGATCATGGACGAGCACTATTGGATCTTGGATGAACTGGAAAAACGAAACAGATTTGATGTAATACTGTATTACAATACCAATTTTACCAATTTGAAATACAAAGGAACCCCGGTATTTGAACGATGGAAACGGTTCAAGACTGTGATCATTGATGCCAGTTTAGATGCAATGGGCCCTCATGCCGAGTATATGAGAAAAGGTACTGATTGGTCAACTATAGAACAAAACCGTCGAGAAATGATGTCAGTGTGTCCAGATGCACGTTTTGGGATTTCGTCAACCTTGAGTGTATTAAACATGTGGCACTTGCCAGATTTTCACAGGTCCTGGATAGAGCAAGGTCTGGTAGAGGCAAAAAATATCAAATTTCATCTGTTGTTACAACCGACACATCTGCGAATTGATATAGCACACAAGTACTCAAAAGAACAAGTCAGACAAAAATATTTAAATCATATTGATTGGCTAACCACACACACAGGTACAAAACGACAAATTGATTTGTGGACCTCGGCTATAGATTTTATGATGGGACAAGACAATCAAGTTGTACAACGAGAATTCTGGGACAGGACTGCCAAACTAGACAAAATTCGCAACGAAAATATATTTGATGTTATACCGGAAATAGCAATGTTATGTCAGTGATTGATATTGTATTTAAAAATTTGCCTGCGGTACATTTGTCAATTGACACCAGCGATCTTGGCAGAAGCTATTACCAATTGGTCAAAGAAAATTATCAACAACAAACTCCCATATTTAGAGACAGGCCCAAATACACGGTTGATTACATGTTATCGTTGGCACAGCAGGCCAAACAATGCTTAGGGTGGGAGTGGACTTTTGATCAGTACGATGTTGGTGTTACGGCACTATTACACAAAGATATAGAACAGTTGTTGGCCAATGGATTTGATTCTGTGCCAGCTGAACTGGATCACCTGTTGCACGAGTTACACTACTGTTTACATATCATACAGAGTCCGCAAAACTCATTGAGAGATGCTTGGCTACAGATTGAATGGTTCAATGATGCTGGCTTTGAATTAGCAACCACCGACATATTCCAACACAATCTCAAATTTGGTCAAGTAAAATTGCAAAATCCCTGGGTCGGGCATGGACCGTTACAGGTCTACTTGGAACAAGATTTTACAAACATTCCACAAACCTGTAAGTTTCACAATTTTGTTAGGCCCGGTATCAACATTGCAATACACAATTTTACTTATCAGGTCAATGTTGACGAGATCCTAAACAAATTCAAAATCCACGCACCGGCATTTGTTCAGCAACATACTGAAGAAAAAATTGCCAGTTATATAGGCTATCCAGTGGTTGGTCATGTGACCAACTTGGACGATTTGGCAACAGTGGCCCAGGCACCAGTACTGGAGTTGGATCGGATTGAATTCAGTGACTAAGCCCACACACGGATCGTGGAATATCAAAACTCGTCCTGACAACTGGGACGATGTGGACCATGATATCAAATACAAACAACAGCTGGATCAACTACCGCGAGTCAAGTCTGGCGTAGTTCATCACTGCCATAAACCTTTCAACACCATTAACATGGACTACAAAGGACGTGTGTTTCATTGTGATTGCGATGGCTGGTTGCCATTTCCTTCAGGCCACATATTGGATTTTGACTCGATTGATCGGGTGTTGGCATCTACTCAACTGCAACAAATACAATCAACCATAACAAATCGTACTTTTGATTTTTGTGATATTCGTTATTGCGGTATACAAAAACAAGCTCAAGGTCAGCCTGGTACCAATTGCATATATCTGCACATAGGAATAGATAATGGGTGTAATCTCAGTTGCCCAAGTTGCCGTGAACGTGTTATATTTGATGCATCCGCGGACTATGTCAAAGAAAAACAACTGTGGGTTGATCGTATTGTGCAGTGGATTTCAAAATCCAGCAAACAGTTTGATATCACCTTGGGCAGCAACGGGGAACCATTTGCCAGCCCGGTTTATTTGTATTTGCTGGAACAAATTGATCCGTTGACCAATGTGAGTTTGACTATACGCACCAATGGTACCTTGAAATTTGGTCAATTGCACAGCAAATTGAAGAATATTTTTATCAGTATTGATGCTGGATCCAAGACTGTATACGAACAGGTCCGACGTGGTGGTCGTTGGGAAGCACTGATAAAGAACTTGCAATATCTCAAAGATCTTGATCAATTTCCAGTCACTGCCAACTTTGTAATACAAAAAAACAATCTGTTGGACATGCCAAATTTTGCCCAACTGTGCAAAACCTATAATATGATTCCAAATTATGTGGTACTGGAGGATTGGGGAACTTGGCATGATTTTGAATCGCAATGTGTGCATTTGCCCACCAGTCCGGACTATAAAACATTTACTGACATGATCAAACAATTAAATATTTCACTATGAACCGACCCGATACCTTGTGCATGGCACCGTGGACACACACTTACCTAAGTCCACAAACTGAACGACGCATGTGCTGTGCCAGCAGAGAACCTGCGCAGAGTTTTACTCAGTACATAGACACAGCCGCAGGTACTGGACGTTACATACCAATCACTTTGGACGAACACTGGAACGGCGAGCACATGAAGAGTGTACGTCGGCGGATGATGGCAGGAGAAACACTACCAGAGTGTGAGGTATGTAACGATCGTATATTAAATACCGACGTTTACAGGAGTTATTTTAACAGTTTGTTTGGGCATAAGTACTTACAAGCCATGGAACATACTGATGCGACAGGCCACACGACAATGAAGCCAGTTTCGTGGGATTACAGATTTAGCAATCTTTGTAATTTTAAGTGCCGCATGTGCGGTGACATGTTGAGTAGTGCTTGGGAGAGTGAGCAACGACAACACGAGATGATCGACTTTACAAATCCAAAAAACAATTGGATGCGTCCTGAAGTCAAGGTAGAAATAGAAAAGTTTCAAGACACCCAGGTAGAGCAAGAGTTTGCTACTGCTGTTGAGGAACACCGTGTGGAAGAGGTGTATTGGGTGGGAGGTGAGCCTTTAATGTACGAGCAACACTGGCGGTACATGAAGCGCATCATAGAACTTGGAGATGGAAAAAATGTTTACGCTCGGTATAATACAAATCTTAGTCGCATCAATTATCGCGGTATCAACTTGTTTAGGGATATTCTTTCTGGGCTACGTGACTGGCAAATCTGCGCAAGCATCGACGGCACGGGCCGAATTGGAGAGTATATTAGATCAGGTCTTGATTTTGATGAATGGCTTAAAAACTTCACTGAAGGACTTGCGTACAGCAACCACCGCCGCCAAGTCCGTATGGACTTCACTCTTACTACACCAGGACTCTTTGAAGTACAAGCGATACAATCGCTCGCGAAAGAACTCGGAGTAGACGTTTTAGCAAAGGTGGTATTTTCGTTTAGTCCAGACATTGTTATGTCGCCTTTGGCATTGCCCAGAGACATATTGCATCCTTGGGTAGACGAAATTGTAGCTGAGTTGGATCCAGGTGCCTTGCGAGACATCATGATCCAACTCAAAACTCGCCCAACATTTGCTGAACAATGGCCTGATACCTATCAAGCAGGTTTACTGCGTGGCAAACAACGTATATTAACTCTTGAAAAAATTCGAAAAGATCAGTATACTTTTAGAGACATAATGAGTGCAAGACCTGCGGCTCTGGAATGGTATGACTCAATCAGTTAAGGTAATCTTACGCAATCCGTTGGATGTCACAGACACAGTTGACTACAGCATTACGGCCACGGATACAGAATTGGCACGGGATTGGATCACCGCACTAAAAGGCGAATTACAAAGTGGTCGCCTGTTGGAAAAGAACTTTTGCTTCATGGGCTTTCCGCGGACTGCTCGTACATTGGAATATCTCTGCAACGAGCTCAATAATCACACACGCACCATTAATCTTTTCTTCAATAGCGAATACTTTATTTGGGAATTGTTCACACCTGACAATGTGGTCGGCTTTGACTATGCTGAAAACGGCATCAATCATGACATGATGAACCGGTTACACAACCACTTTGAACGACTACAAGGTACTGTGGGCGAGCTCAGTGATTGGTATCGACGTGCCGACTACAACACCAAGTATGCTATTCGTCAACTAAACAATATTTGCCACGAAATGGAAAACTTGATCTTGAGTCAACGCAAATTGTCCACAGATCCTTACTGGGTACGACCCAGCCAAATCACCACATTCCTACAAGCACAACGCTATGATTTAAAAGATTCGCATAGACAAGGATTTCTTACCAACGGATACGATCGTGTCATGGGTGGTGTTTATATGCATTGGACACAGATAGGCAAAACCTTATATGAAGTGTTCCGTGATGAACACGCACCCGAACTCACTGACACAGTATGCGAAGCCATTACTGAACTGCAATATTACTCGGGCGAGTTTGATGTTGAGTGGGGCAATGATGTTGTTCGCAATGGTGGGCATCCGTGGCACGATCAAGAACAAACAGAATTTGAAGCGTGGTTGATCAAAAACAATAGAGATCCCAGTGATACCACGTTGAGCCTGGGTTACCTGCCCTTGGGTCAGATAGATCTACAGTCCAGCTTTGGCACAACAGATTATCAACAAATTTGGAACATACTTGGCAACCATTTGGACATACACAGCATTGAAGTGGATGGGGTTGCAGGTCAATTTGACTATTGTTGGAGTGATCCCAATTACAAACAAATGCAAATAGATATGATGAAACCTGGATATGATTATAGTAGCCGGCGGTGACAGTTTTGTTTATGGTAGCGAGTTGCAGGACTGTACCAACGACAGTTCTAGTCGCTGTACCTTTGCGGCCCTGCTGTCACAGGAGCACACATACGATTGTGTAGCTTGGCCCGGATACGGCAACGATTCGATAGCTCGTACAGTTATAAACCGATGCGAACAATCAGACAAACAACAGTTAGCAGTCTTGGTAAGTTGGACCTTTCCTGGACGCTATGAATTTAGATTTGATTACAACACCCGTCAACGCAACAGTCCGTGGTATACTATAACTCCCTGGACCGGAATTGGTGACGTCAATGCTGTTACCAAAGAGTTTATAAATCCCATTGATTCTGTGATTGAAGATCATAGACGAGCCACCCGAGTGTCAAATGAAACTGGCATGTCTGAATTTGCCAATGTATTTTATCGGCATGTGGGCAGTAGCGAATTATGGGAAATATATTCCAGTATCAAAGAAATAGTATACTTGCAAAATTACCTAAAATTAAACAATATACCTTACATGTTTACCTGCGCAGATAACCTGCTGTTTTACAATCACAGCATGAGCGATGCCAATGTGCAAGCACTACACAATCAAATTGATCATGACCATTGGTTTTGGTTTCCAGCCGGAGTTGACCCACAAGATACTTGTCAGCCAAGAGGTTTTTACCAATGGGCAGTAGAGAATAAATACCCAGTAGGTGCCACACATCCATTAGAATCAGCACATCAAGCGGCTACACAATTAATGCAAGGAAAATTCAATGAATTGGTTAAAAAATCTGTACAATAGAATTGTACTCGAATATCGTTATCGTAAAAAATTAAAAGAACTACGCAAAAGAGATCCGTTTATTTATAAATGAAACTACTGGCCATTGGTGACAGCTTTACCCACGGATTAGAATTACCTGATTGTCCAATACACGAAGGTAGTGCCACGTCTGCACCAAGTCAGCTGAGTTGGGCGTCCAAGTTGGCCAGTGACTTGGGGTATGAGCTGACCAATCTAAGTATTCCAGGCGGAAGCAACAGCAGAATTTTTAGATTGGCCTTGGACAAATCACTGAAAAACTCATATGATTTGATCATATGTCAGTGGACCGAAATTTCCAGAATAGATTGGCAACTCAACCAACGTGACTTTCCTGTAACAGCCAACAGTCATTGGTTGCATAAACAAGTACCTGCGGTTGATCAATATTATAAAAATCATTACAATGACGATCATGCCATGCAAACTTGGTTGGCACAGGTAGTCACATTGCAAAACCATTTTAAACAACAAGGTCAATCTTATTTGTTTGTCAGTATGCAAGGATTTAAAAATATCAAAGATCGATTCCGCCACATGGCCCAAGCAGTGGATCCAGAATTTTACATTGGATGGCCACATGGTGGATTAACAGAATACATGGGCGATTGCCCCAAAGGACCAGCCGGACATCCACTTGAACTTGGACACCAGTTAATAACAGAACATGTCAAAAAATATATTAGGAATTAGCGCCGGGTTTCATGACGCCGCTGCCACAGTGATTGATCAGCATGGCGAAATAGTCTATGCTGGCCATGCCGAGCGTTACAGCAAAATCAAAAATGATGCCAACCTGCATGAAGCAATGTTTTGGGAATTGACCGATGGCAGACACATTGATCATATCGCATACTATGAAACTCCGTGGAAAAAACAACTGCGTCAACTGTATTCGGGGCAAGGTATTGAGTGGAACAAGCTGACCACTCGGCAAGTACTCAAACAACAGTTGCGTGGTTATTTTAGTGGAGTACCAATAAGCACACACAGTCATCACCTTAGTCATGCAGCAGCCGGATTCCAGACCAGCTCATTTAAGCGAGCTACTGTAGTAGTAATTGATGCCATTGGAGAATGGGACACTATCAGTATCTGGGGTGCTCACTACGTCGATGGGCGAGCCGAGTATCATCGACTATGGAGCCAAAAGTATCCACACTCAATAGGATTGTTCTATACAGCAATGACCCAAGAAATTGGCCTAAAGCCCATGGAAGATGAATATATCACTATGGGTATGGCTGCCTACGGTAGCAAGCAGGCCGGCGCCTTAATGAAGATGCAGTTAATTGAAGATGAGTGGGATATACGTTTTAAGGAAAACTTACACGCCGGACTTAGCTGGAACTGGAACGTACATTACGATGTACAAGATATTGCCAGTTCTGCACAGAGTTTATGTGAAAATTTGATATATAATGTTATGCGTCGAGCCAAAGATTTTGGCTGGAGCACAAATTTGTGTTACATGGGCGGTGTTGCCCTAAATTGTCTTGCTAATAGAAACCTCGGTGATTATTTTGAAAAAATTTGGATTATGCCTAATCCTGGCGATGCTGGTAGTAGTCTTGGATCTGCGGCCTTGGTCTACGGCGGCCCAATCAACTTCCAGAATGCCTACCTTGGTACAGATATTGGCGGTGCGTACCCTGTCAATGCCGTCCTTGATTGCTTACTCCGTGATAAGATCGTGGGGGTGGCCTCCGGAAGAGCAGAATTTGGGCCCCGAGCCCTTGGAAACAGAAGTCTCCTCGCCGACCCGCGTGGACCAGATATAAAGGATCGAGTAAATGAAATCAAACGTAGACAACGATTTAGGCCATTTGCGCCGGTCATTTTGGAGGAGCATGTCAATGACTATTTTGATATGCCTCGCGGCTGGGTTGACAGTAGGTATATGCAGATCGTCGGTCGTTGCCGGCGTCCTGACCTATTTCCTGCTATCGTTCATCATGACGGCACAAGTCGTATACAGACAGTACCAGCTGACGGTTCTGGAATCAGAGAATTATTAGAAAAGTGGTATGTGGTAACTGATTGCCCTATGTTGTTGAATACCAGTCTCAACATACGTGGCGAACCCATGGTCAACGATCGCTCTGACGCTGATAGATTTGAACAGATGTACAATGTACGAGTTTGTAGCTGATGTCCAACATAGTGATAGTGGGCGATAGCTTTTGTTCGTCGGGCACATACTCTGGAGGGTGGCCTGCAATGCTGGCACAACGATTGAATTTGAATTTGATCTGTAATGGTGCCAGCGGACAACACTGGTGGGCTACCAGAAATTTTTTAAAAACAATCAACCAAGAGCAATGGAACGCAACACAAGTAATTGTGTTTGTACACACTTTTGTAAATCGTATTCCCAATCTGGATCCCAAGTTGGCTCAGGTCAACTTTAGCAAATTGAATCCTGACAAAGAGATAGATAATGCCGTGGGACTGTACTACAAGTATATACACAATGATGAATTTTTAACCTGGGCACAACAGGCTTGGTTTGCAGAAATAAATCAACAGTGGACCAGGCCGGTCACAATTCATTTGCACGGATTTGATCAAAGTTTGAATTTTTGTGATCAATTGACGGGAAAGCACATGGTACCTGACTTGACCAGTCTGAGTTTGCTTGAAGCAGGAACCAAAGATATTTGGATCTTACAAGCCGATTACAATCGTGTGAATCATTTTACCGAAGACAACAACCAAATATTAGCAGAACAGATTTACAATATAGTTGAGCAAGCAGATGGAAAGTATCAATTTGATTTGACCAAATTCAATTTTAAAGGAGCAATATAATGTCACAGCGTATTTTAATCATGGGATTGCCTGGCGCAGGAAAAACAACCTTGGCCGAGGCATTAAAGAAATACTTGGAATTGCACGGCGAGATTACCTATGCACGTGCATTGATGGAACCGATGGACAACGCAGTAAAAGTCACGTGGTTCAATGCCGATGATGTGCGTCGCAAGTACAACGATTGGGATTTTTCAAATGAAGGCCGTATACGTCAAAGCCTACGCATGTTCCAATTCAGTATGGAGTCCGGTGGAGACTATGTGATCTGTGACTTTGTTGCACCGTTGGTTGAACAGCGTAACAATTTCAAAGCCGATTGGACCATATGGGTAGACACTATCCGTGAAGGACGTTATGCTGATACTAACAAAGCATTTGTTGAACCTGAACACTATGATTTTCGTGTAACAGAACAATCAGCAGACAAGTGGGCTGAGTTTATCGGTAGCCATATTGTTGACAATCGTCGCAGACCCACTTTTGATTGGAAGAAAGAAACAGTACAGATGTTGGGACGTTGGCAACCATGGCATGATGGGCACAGAGCTTTATTTGAACGCCTAATTCAACGTACAGGACAAGTAGTTATTCAAGTGCGTGATGTGCAGGGTTGGCAAGGATCAAATCCGTTTGCTATAGAACAGGTCAAAAGTTTTATACGCAGAGACTTGGATCCCTTGTATCAAGGGCAGTACGAAGTACAAGTGGTACCCAACATTGTACACATTGGCTGGGGTCGTGGCGTGGGTTATACCGCTGGCGAAGAAACATTTGATGAAGCAGTAACTGATATCTCTGCTACCAAGATTAGAAAGACCTTGGGACTTGAGTAGGACTTTGTTGAAAACTGTGACCTGGCGAGTGGTTGGGTCAACCAGTACATTTTTGATCAGTTACTTGATCACCGGACAGGTAGCAGTATCAAGTACCATTGCTGTGACACAGGTTGTGGCAAATACCGTACTGTACTATCTGCACGAAACTATTTGGAATCGAGTGGAATAGCCTGTCCTGTTTTGGCATCAATGGTGTAGGGCGGATTGAATTGATAAAACTGTGTGATATTTTTTAAACTGTTTTTGAGATTTTGCCACTCGCCATTTACAAATGCCGGCGTGTTGAACAGTTGATAATTGTGTTCTAATATTGGGTGCATGGCCGCCAACATGTTGTGCTGTTCTTCGGCAGTCATGTCGCTCAATTGTTTGAGAATTTTGACCACAGCCCGAAGTCGCTCAATGGGATCTTCGATTTCGTCATAGCTTTCATCCCAGAAATTACCAAAAGTACGAAATCCGTAACTGCGCAGATATTCCAAGTTGTGTGGACATCCTACCAAGATAAAAGGCATACGAAGAACAATGGGTTTGAATATCTTTTCGGTCAGGTGGGTTTTGTTTTGCCAGTAGCAGGTCTCGGTGACCACAAATACAAAACTTTCCATCAACTGTGTCATTGGAGTCAACAGCATGCTCTGATTGGGTATGTGCTGATCCTGATCAAAGTCAATACGCAGTTCAGGCAACAAATCAAGATTTTGTATAGTTTCTTCAATAACAGCAGGATCAACACGTTGGTTGGCAATACTCAATCTTAGATTTTCAGCGTAGTTTCCGCCATCGGGACAATCCTTGCTGAAACTGACATAGCCATGGTCCAGTAGATCGTTTTTGTAAAGTTCATTTACAAACAAACTGCGATATACTCGTTCATTACTGGTCAGTCTGTTGAATGTTATAAAAGATTTTTTCAGCGCACGATTGAACGGTTTCACATAGTCGGGTAAAAATTCGTGTCCGCGATACCAATCGGCTGCAGCAAATATATGGAAAAAATAATCCAGATGGGCAAAACCAAAGTGGTCACAGATCTTTATTTTTTCATCGCTGTCGCGTTCGGTGCTAACTAATATGAACGGACCCACAAATTTGTTCTTGATGTGCTCGAACAACGGAAGATTATAAACAAAGTTCAATGGCTCTTGATCGTAAAATATGAACAATGGACCGCGTCTGGGACGATCCGCATAGTAATCATCCCGAAGGATTTCTACGTTTTCTGGCTGAGTTGACCCAAAAGGATGTAGATATATGACCCTGGGATCTGTTATAATAGTTTCAAGATAACGAAATATATTTGAATAATGACTGTCGATATTATACATGTTTGATGTTTTTTACTGGGGACCAAAACCCAATCTCTTTGAATTTGAACGCCCGGCTGATAGTTTAGAACATGCGGCTGAGTTGTGCTGCACTGGCTACTACTGGTATATTTATGGGGGCAACGACTACACTGGATTTGATTTTGATTGGCGTCCAGCGCCATGGGAACAACATCAACTACACACCTGGCCCAGCCAGTGGCAACGTACCGGCGGAGTATTCTTTGCCAACAGACTCACTGTGGCCAATAGAGAATACAATTTCCGCACAGAACAATCAGTGCAACGTCGACCTGACCGTAGCATATGGTTGGTACCTGACAACATCGACGACTCAGAGTTTGACTACAGCTGGCACCCGGACACCACCGAAGAGCCATACGAATATCATTTTCCTACACAGTGGCAAAGAGAAGGTGGACCGGTATATCCAGGTACTGCGGGCAAAAAGTACATGACCGATCAACGCATACGAGCTGGTGCTACACAAATATTCTACATGGACTTTATGAATGGCCCAATAGCACGTCACCAGTTTGATGTGCTGAAGGAACATCATCCTGACATCAAACTCACACGCTACGTAGACAATCACCTTACAGTATTCAAACGTATCATGAATTTGGCCACTACCGAATATGTATGGATTATCAGTAGTGTATGCGACTATACACAATTTGATTTTACTTGGCATCCATCAGATGCACAGCGCGAAATGATACATTGCTTTCCGTCGGGTACTCAGCGACGTGGAGATACATTCTACATACACGTGCCCAGTTTTACACAACAAATGGTAGATTTAGAATTGCTGGATTGGTTCAATGTGATCAACTACACCGATGATCAATCGGTAGAACGATTCAGCATGCCCAAACACTACTACGAATCAGACAACCTGGTAGAGGAAATCAAACAGCATGAGTTCAAAACTCCATACGTGTTCTTTACCAACCAAAAAGATATAACCTTAAATGATACGCCTTGCTTGTGGACACAAAAAGACCGTGTTGTTTTGCGTTGTAGTGAGTCCGGAGCTACCTGCATAGTACCCAGAGATATCAAGGCTGATTTGAAGACACAAATCTACGATTATCCCTACCTTGAGGACTCGGTTTACCGTGTTAACGAGTACTACGGAGAGAAAGTATTTCCAGGACTGGACATCATATACATCAGCAACGGCGAACCCGACGAAGAGAAATGGTACGATCATTTGTGCTATATGAGCAACACTACAGCCAAATGGGTACGTGGGGTAAATGGAAGAACGGCCGCTTATCAGGAAGCCGCACGTCAAAGTGCAACACCATGGTTTCTGGCTGTGTTTGCTAAATTGGAAGTATTAGGCAATCAATTTGATTGGGCCTGGGTTCCGGACTATTATCAGGAGCCCAAGCACTATATCTTCAACAGCCGCAATCCAGTAAACGGATTAGAATACGGACACCAAGGCATGATTGCTTACAACAAGCGATTGGTATTGGAAAACAACACGCCTGGCATTGACTTTACTCTGAGTCAACCGCACGAATCAGTTCCGATGTTGTCGGGTACAGCACACTTCAATCAAAATCCGTGGATGACCTGGCGTACTGCATTCCGCGAAGTGGTCAAGCTAAAGCATTTTATGGCTACCGAACCCACTTTAGAAACTGAGCACAGGCTCAACACATGGTTAACAGTTGCCAAAGGTGACCATGCTGACTGGTGTTTGAAAGGTGCTCGTGATGCTGTGGATTATTATACCGAAGTGGGCGGGGATTACAACCAGCTCATGTTGAGCTTTGAATGGGCCTGGTTACAGGAACGTTTTAACGCAGGTAATTGATTATGGATTCGGCAACGATTTCAACTTCGTTGTCGGTCATTTCAGGATAGATTGGCAAGCTCAAACACTCTCTGCTGAATGCTGTACTTTCTCTAAATAATTCACGAGCATAATCAATATAATTGTAGCCCACACTGAGTTCAAACAACGGTTTGTCGTAGTTGAGTCGAGTTTCGATGCCTTCTGATCGTAAGTAATCTTTCAGGCCATGGCGTTCTGTTAAACGTATAACAAACTTTGACCAAGCCGATTCAACATCAGGTCCGGGTCCTGCTATATCAACATATCCATCCAACTGTTCGGTATAGTAGTCGGCAATGTCGGTTCTACGTGCTTGCCAGGAATCGAAGTGATCTAGTTTGACCAACATGGCAGCACAATCAGCTTCCGACATTTTGCTGTTGGTTCCATGCGCTTGGTGTCCCATCTTTTTACCGTTGTCGCGAAGATCCAACAGATCTTCATACACACTATAGCTGTCGGTTAGGACCATGCCACCAGATCCGTAGTTGTTCAAGTTCTTGGTAGGATCAAAACTCAACACACTGATGTGACCCAGGCTACCTGATGGTATACCCTTGTATGCGGCACCAAAACTTTGTGCAGCATCTTCAATTACCAACATGTCGTCGTTGAAAAACTCAGTTTGTAATCTAAAGCGATCCCAATCTATGGTATGGCCAAACAGGTTGGCATACATGATGCAATCTACCCCGGCACCGTCAAGCGCAGTATCCATGCTTTCCAAATCTAACAGGGCACGATGATCGGTATCGCAAAACACCGGAGTATGTCCAGCATACAATACACTATTGATTGTGGCAGCAAAACTCAAGGTGGGAATCAGCACTCGACTTTCGGCCGGAATACAGGCCTGCTGTGCAAATACCAAACCCTGTGTACAACTGCCCACTGCCACAGCCCACTGCCGTCCGCAACGTCGAGCCACAGCTTCTTCAAATGCACGAGTACACGGGCCGTCTAAAACTTGCCCAGTCTGATACACTTCATCCATGGCGTCAATGATTTCTTCACGCAGGGTTTTGTATTGGCGATTAACGCCAAAGAACGGAATCTTTGAGCCACTCATAATATAATTGAAAACCTTGTTCTATGTCCACACGACCTCGATAGCCAAAATCCATACCGGCACGTATGGTACTCAATGTGCCTCGGCTGGGAAACAACGGATTGGATTCGGCTATGCGTATGGTACCTGACCCAACAATTTTGATAGCCAATTCTGCGGCTTCCAACAAGGTACGCCCAGATCCTCTTGTGATATTGTAAGTACGTCCACTGCTGTTGAAACTGTTGGCAGCACGAACAATACCGCGCACACAATCGTCCACATAGGTAAAGTCCAGCACTTCGTTGGCACCGTTCACCACCAGTTCTTGGCCTCGCATGGCCGCCAGTAAAAATTTAGTTACCACACGATCTCGCACATCACGCGGTCCATATACTGCCGACGGACGTAGTATCACATGATCTATGCCGGTACGCTCACAATGATCTCGAGTCAATTGCTCTCCGGTCAATTTGAGTATTCCATAAATGCCAGTGGGATTGCATCGCATATCTTCGTAGCCAATGGGATGGAAATCACCGTAGATCATGCTGGAGCTCACGTAGACAAATCTACGTACTGCATAATACTCACTGAGTCGCAACAGATTAATTAACCCGGCAATCAACACAGCCGACCCTTCGATAGGATCTTGATCCACTGCTTTGGCTCGAGGATAGGCTGCACAATGTATAACCACATCAGGGCGACATTCAGCAAACACTTCTGTCAATTCAGCGTGATTTCTAATGTCCACACGATGTATCTTTTTTGTTGTGATCAGTTCAAGACGTTCTTGATGTAATTTTGACATTTCTCGTTCAGGAACAATACCGTTGTAGTTGGTAAAATTATCCAGCACACAAACATCATGTCCTTGACGTTCCAGCTTGGCCACAATACCGTGTCCAATAAATCCTGCGCCGCCGGTTACTAATATTTTCATGTTATTCTGATATAAACTTGTTTTTAGAGTAGTTGCTTAATTTTAAGAAACTGTCGGGATCATCTGAATTTATAAAACTGCTGTAGTCAAAAGATCTATACAAATTCAACACATTCATTTTGATTTCAAAATCCAACAGTTTGGCCAATTTTTTATAATTGGACGGAAGCTGTACTTGCTTGTTGATATTTTCTATGGCACACAACAACAGTCTTTCGTCGGGGGTAGTGTTGTTTATGGTAGTGTATAGATCATATAAGAAATTATAGTTGTTAATTGCAGAAAAGTCAAGCCAATAATCATAACGATTTCGGTGTTGATGTACCAATTGATCTTTGCTGATGATGTCTTTGATATACATGTAGTGCTGATCCATAGGGTCATCCAACACCACTCGTGCTTTGTTTTTGATAATATGGTTGACAGCTATTTCCACATAGTTGTTGGCATTGAAATTTGGATCAATTCGAATTTTTATAGCATCTGTTTGATTTAAAAAATCAAATCCACTCACATGATGTATTTTTACATAATCTTTTTCTGGCGCATGTACAGCAAAATTATCTCTTTCGGAAATACAGTCCAATAGAAATCCACTGAGAAAATCTCCTCGTGCGCCGGGTGGAAAATGTACTATGATCATACTGCCATTGGTGCCGGTATAGCATCGTGTGATTGATACCCATCCAAGCGTATGTCTGACATGGCGAATTTGGTGATATCGGTTATTACAGGATTGAGCCACAGAGTCGGAGCCGGCAATGGTTCACGCTTTAACTGTTCTCGTACCTGTTCAACATGGTTGAGATAAATGTGAGCGTCGCCCAACACATGAACAAATTCGCCCACCTCCAACCCGCACACATGTGCAATCAAATGAGTAAGCAAACTGTAGCTGGCTATGTTAAAGGGTACTCCCAAAAACATATCGCAACTTCTTTGGTACATTTGACAAGACAGTTTATGATCTTTACTTACATAAAACTGTGCAAAAACATGACATGGTGGCAAGGCCATTTGATCCAGCTCGCCTGGATTCCACGCCGTCAGTATGTGTCTACGTCCGTAAGGATTTTGTTGTATGCCTTGTATCAGATTTTCAAGTTGGTCAATTTCAATTTCTCGTATGCCGCCTTGTATGCTGAATGAACTGCCGGAGTCATTTTTAATGCTACCAGATGGTACATGTTGTGCGTTGCGCCAGTGACGCCATTGCACTCCGTACACACGACCCAAGTCACCTTCAAATCGGGCTCGGGGTTTCCAATAAGGTGCTTGAGCATTTGGGGTCCAGATGGTAGTGTTACCATCTCTTGTACCGTGGGTGATTTCAGCCAAACGACGTTCGTCGCCGGATCCTTCGATCATCCATAGCAGTTCACCTACACAGGCACGCCAGGCCAATCGTTTGGTAGTCACTGCTGGAAATGACTTGGACAAGTCATAGCGTTGTTGCATACCGAACAGGCTGATAGTGCCTACACCGGTGCGATCATCTCGGATTTCTCCTTGATCAAGTACTTGTTGGAGTGCGTTTAAATATTGGATCATATACTGTAAATGTTGATTGAAAATCTTGGCTTACTTGGGCTCTCACAGGTGTGAATCCTGACAAAAATTCTTTAACATATATTCTGGTATCTGCTTTATACGATCCCTTGATATGTGTCAAGTATATCCTATCCAATACCGGTTTGGCCAATTCCAATATAGCAGGGCCGCCAATTACAAATACAGTTTTATCTGAATGTGCCGCTTCAATTTCCAACAGCTTGGTTACAATATCGCCACTGAATGGCATGGCATATTTGACAGGTTTGTGTGTGGCTACATATACTGTACGACCAGGCAACGGCTTGGGCATCTTGGCATCTTCCCAAGTGCGTCGGCCACATACCACTACATGTCCGGTGGTGATACGTTGAAAGTTGGCTAAATCTTCAGCGTTATGAGGCCACGGCAATGTACCGTTAAACCCCATACCGCCGTTGAAGTCAACGGCAAATATGGCATTAATCATAAGTTTTTTAGGAGTTCGTCTGTGAAAGGTTGAATTACTCGTGCTACACTATCTACACTGATATGAAAATCTACGTCTTGGATGATATCGTCAAGATCCAGTAGTTTTTTATTGATCAATTTTTCTACAAATTCGGGTTCAGCACCTTCTTCCAACATCTCGGCAATGTTGACATCAACTGCGGTTCCGTCTTTGAGATTAACAGTAATGTAGCGTAATACGCCAATAGGAACTTGCTCTTTGTTTACTTCTTTGAGCAATCTTTCCCATTGGTCTTTTCTATTTAAATTAAGCCGCTTGCTTTTTGGGCGTCGTGGCTTTTTTGGCTCTTGTTGTTTTGACATTTTTCGCAGGTGAAAGTTGTTTTGCTTCTGATTCGAGACGCTTGGCTTCGGCAAGCAACTGCTCAGCTTGCTTCTTCATTGAGTCGGCTTGACTCAATCGTTGAGTGGCCAGATCGTCATCGGACAAGGCACCTTTTAAATATGCAGCAGCCGTATCAGTGGCTTCTACATCAAGGTTGGTACGACTTACACTTTGATTGTTTGGTGGCATACCAACTTCGCGACCTTCTGTGCGACGTTGTTTGGTTTGCATACCTGAATTTTTGTCAATATCGGCCAAACGCTTGATGGCTTCTTCACCTTTGGTCATTTCGTCCAAGATGTTGTTTAGTTCGTCCAAACGTACACTGGATTTTGCTGTGGGTGTAACCAAGATTTGACTTGTAGGTACCTTCTTGATAAAACCTTCTCTGTGCATTACTTCCAATGCATTGCGACCGTCGGCCATGGTAGTACGGAACAATACATCGCTGAAGTCTACAGCGTTTTGTCCAATTGGGCTTTCCAGTGCCTTCATCACTTCGTCGTGAATCATTCTTGGCAATGTATCACTGTAAGCTACCAAAGCCATGTGATCTTCGTTTGGCACCTTGCGCCATAGTACAACGATTTTTTTGCCGTTGTGTTTACCGATATGTTTAATCATTTTGTTTTCCTTTATTCAGCGGCTGGAGCATCGGTAGATGCTGGCTCGGCTGGTGTATCGCCTGCAGGAGCAGCTGGTGTCAGTGCGCCGCTGGCTTGCAAGAATGTAACCAAGCGAGTGTATACACCACCCACGGTTTCCATTTCTTCTGCTCTGATTGCACCACGCTGGCTGGCAAGTTGAATAACTTGTGCTGCCGCCATTAGGTCTTGTAACTGTAATTGTACAGAACCTTCTGCTGGTGCGTCTGTTGATTGTGTTGTTTGATCTGTCATAGTGTCTCCGTAATAAACTATGCATATATTTACGATCTACAACAGCCGTGGAAAAATTTTTTATATATCGAAAAAGTTATTTTGGTTAATTTGATCCAAAATTAGTGCAAACATTGACGCTTCGCCGGCTATTTCAAAAGCCGCACATTTCTGCATATTGACCAAGTCCTCGTGCTTTGAATACCAATCGCCGTACCAAAATCGTCCAGTCAGATTGGCCCAGATCCAATCGCTAATGATTTTTTCATTGGCTCGTAGATCAAATTCCACACGAGTAAAATGCGGTGGACAATGCGTCATTTCACGCAGTCCAAATACTGCCAAGGGATTGGCTTCGCCGTATTTAAGCATTCTTTTGTTTGATTGAGTCTATGGTTTCCTGGCTCAATTCGCCTTCAATGATCTTGAATTTGGTGTCGCCCTGTGCGATTTCAGGCAATACCAGACGGTCTTGTAACAGTTCTTCTGCGTCACGTACAAAGACCTCAGTTACTGCGTATTGTCGTGTGTATTGCGCGATCTCTACTGATCGCATAAGATCATCTAATGTATTCTCCAGTTTGAGCATACGTATCTGTAGATCCAGCGCCAGCTGACGTGCCGCCTTGGGTTTTAGTTTGGTTGGGTCTTGAAATTCCATATTATTCCTTTTGTAAAGTGTCCCACATCAGTGTAGGATCAGTTTTGGGCACCGTGGCCACAGGTCTGATCCAACCTTGACGGATAGCATTGGCCAACGGGTGTACATAAGTGGCCGGGCATTTTTCGGTTATTTCTAAACTGGCACGATTGGCTATGCTAAAATCACCTTGCAGTTGAAAACTGGCATCGCCCGGCTTTAAGGTAACCCATGGAGTTTCTGCAACAGTAAATGTCATTCTTCACCTATCAGTTTAAGAACATGAATAATCAACACGCACAGTACAAAAGCAATAGCTATTATACAAAGAGCCTCGGTTATCCATGCGTCTATCATCAGTAATTTTCCTTGACAATGTAGTGTTGTGGTTTAGGATACCGTTCCAGTATCTCATTGTCCTTTAGAAACTTGTTCATTTCACCTGCAGTAAAAAACATCTTATGTACCACAGGCTTGTGTGTAGAGCTATCTACCACGCTTAAATACCAAGATTTAACACTCATTTTTCTGCATCCTCATAGTGAGCATATACACCAAACTCTGGTTCTGCTGATTTGTTGCCTTTGATAATCCAAACAGTATCGCAATACTGCTCAACTTCTTCTGGGCTCCAACCAAAGAAACAGAAGTCAGTAAACATAATCAACTTCTTAGGCTCAATGTCGTTGGCTTGCAAGTAGTTCCAAACACAATGTGGATCTGTACCACCACCGCCTCCGGGTTCAAACGAACTGATATCTTCCAGGTTGTCTGAAGTGAATGTGGCCACATTGTGTACTTCGGTGTCCCAGCCCATCACTGTGATACGGTATTCGTCGTAGCTTTCCATGATACCTTGTATTTCACTTAGAAAGATCTTGAGATCGTTGTCGGTAATCGAACCTGAAGTATCAATACCAATAACAACGTCAATCTGCTCGCCGGGTTTCATACCTGGCATCACAGCGTCCATATGCCAGCTTCTACGACTTGGACGTGCCCAAGTAAAGTCAGATTTAACAGTGGACTCGATCTGTTGTTGCA